ATGACACAATACTAATTTTAACGAAGACCATTGTTAAGATCAACAAAAAATTTCTTTGTTAAAAATAACACAATACACATATAATAAAAATTTTTTACTAGGTAAATCCTATCAAAGTTTTTTCTAGCGAGTCTGTGTTGGACATTGCAAGCAAAAATTTCTTTGTTATTGTTTAGAGTGTATCCCAAATCTTTGCTCTACTCTCACCATCCACATTTCTTTTCTATCCCATTTTGTGTAAGAAAAAGAATTGATGTGCCACTTGCCCAAGCTCCTATGAGAACTTGAAAAACGCCGTTAACACGCGTATGGACTTGAAGCTCTCGTGGCTAGGCTGATGGCGACTTGTACAAGCAGTGCTGACGTGCATGACTGCCACATGAGCTTGTACAAGTCGCAGGGCGAGCTTGAGAGCGCCTTTATCGCGCGCGTATGGCACCCCACAGGAGAGCTAAGCAGAACGGCAGAAACCGCTTGATGTTCTTGATTAGTGTGTGTGTGCAAATTATTCTTATTATTCGTATTCCCTTTATTCTATTAGATAGACATGTGATGTGTCTATGTGTCTATGTAGTTTTCCTTTCTATTCTTGTGTTGTTATATTATAATGAAAAATTTTAAATTTTTAATATTTGATATATGACTGCTGAAGAAATTAAAACTAATATAGCTAAGGAGATTGTTAGAACTAATTTGGGTTCTTTTACTTGTGATTGGTAGTAGTTTGTAACTTTTTAATATTATATGGAATATTGTTTAGTAAAGCAAGATGCTAATTCAAGATGCTAATTGGGCAGATGAGATGGACATTGAAGGTTTTGTCTATTATCTAAAAAAACGATCGGATGAAATGTTATCTGTTATTAAATCTTATGATAGGGAAATTTATGTATCTATTGGCACAAATGAAGAATTGGAATTTGATAATGGAAAAAGTTTTATCGATAATTGTTTGTGTATCGAGAGAGTTGGTGAAGAGACGGCTAAAATTTTCGAGAAGCATTTCAGTGGAGGATTTGACCCGGAAGCTAATTCTGATGGAATTGAAGTTGAGTTTGGATTCAATTTGTTGGAAAGTGTTTATGACAGCATTTGTGAAAACATGGATGATGAATGTTGTGATTGTTGTTCTTGTAATTGTAATAGGGAGGACGACTGAAAATGAAGCAATTAATTTTTGAACCAGTAATAGATGCATGTGATTTACCATGTGAAATTGCAGATGAACTTGCATGTTATGAAATAAGTACACATTATTCTCCTGATTATGTTTCTATTTGGGATTGTGAAAATGATAAATATCCTGCATTTAAGAAATGGCTGCTGGAGACTTATGGTGAGGAAGTGAAAAACATAAAATGTTCTGGTTGATTCCAACCTAATGTTCACATTTTCAAATCATATGTTTTATGGTTATATTTAATATATGAAAAAAGAAAACAAAGAAATAGAAGACACTATTATCAGGCCTGGTGATGTTTTTGTTGCCAGGTTTGATAATGGTGAAACTTATACATGAGTGTGTAGACCAAGGGAAGATTGGAATGGTTACATAAATTGTAAATCAAGAACTTTCACCTATAATAAGGTTTCTCCCAAGTTTGTGCATGACTGCGATAAATGTGTGTATTTAGGAACTGAATCTTTAGAATATCAAGGTGATGGTGAATTTGTGGAATGACTTTTGCAAATCCAGGACATCCTTTGTATAGAGTAAAGAAATTAGCAATTGAAAGAGGGTTGCTTAAAGGAGACTAAATATGGAAATAAAAGAAGAGAAATTAAAGCTGATTAATAAGCTGATCAATGATGGTTTTAAGCCTAATGAATTTTCGATGATTGAAGTGTATCGTAATTGGGTGTATGCAAAACGTGACGAAGATGATTATGAAACCATGATGCATATTGACTCAGTTATTGAATACTGGGAAGAACATGAAAAAGATCGTATTGAACGAGAAAGGCTGCAGCTGGAAATCCAGACATTGTAACATATTTTAAAAAATATGGAGTTTTGTTTCAAGGTGGAAATATGACTGGAAGTATCATTTATGATGGTAAAGCAACACCTGGAGATATATGGAATAACGAAATCAATATTTGTAGAATATATTTACATTTAGGTTACAATCAGAATAATTTATTAACAGTTTCAAGAGTTGGACGAAGTTTTAAAAATGTAAAAATACAATTATGATCAAAAGTATACTGCATGAATTGTTAAATTTATTTGGATGTTTTCTTTTATTTGTGGCAGTTGATTTTAAAAGAAAACCTGACTCAAGCATTAGATTATTTTCTTCTGATTGGTTTATTCTTATTGGAATTTTAATACTTGCAATAATTTTTATGAAATAAAAGAATTAAATGATTTTGAATATCCAACATTACAAAGAAATGGTAGTTTAAATGTTATAATATTTTGGGCAGATTGGGCGTCTTCTGCAAGAAAGGCTCTAAATGAATTGTCTAATATTACATATCAATTCCCAGATGTTAATTTAAAGGAAAGACATTTCAGACTTTTGTTGCAACTGAAGATATTGCGTTAAATGCTATGGGTGGAGACATTAGAATAGTTATAACCAAAGGAGATTATTTTAAAATGATGGAATAATTAAAAATTAAAAACAATTCAACAAACAGTAACAATGGCCATAAAAATTACTCATTAGAGGCAGTGTGGATGACTAAAATAAATATCATATAGAAACATATTAAATCAAATAGAACATGCTTAAAATTCATGAGGATGCACGACATAGGACTATCACTAATGCAGAAATAGGAAGTTTGTATCGAAAATTACCGAAACAATTTCATGGATTTCTTTTAAAGGTTCGTTATAAGAAAGATGATGAAGATCTTTTCAATGAACATTTGAATATTGAAATTGATCAAAATAGCTTTTTGACTGAATTAGTTGAATTAAGGGATGGAAAAAAGGAACACATATATTTTACTGATGGTATGTGTGACATTGATTTCTTTTTGAAAGAAAAAGAACTTGCAGTATTCTATTCACCTAATGATGGGATATACATTCACTTATATTTTTCCAAAGACTCGTTGAAGAAATTAATGCAATGGGTAGATTTAGAATTGAAAGATGAAAAATAAACATCAAATAAAAACGTATAGTTCGCGGAAGAATGTGTGAGTGTTATGATGTTAAAACTGGTGACTGTTGGAATGAAATGTATCAAGTTTTAGAGCAATAGGTTCAAATGCTTGTGACGCATGTCCTTATTTAATACATAATAACAGAAAATATAAATATGTTGTATGTAGAGCAAAAAATAAATGATTTGTGTATACCGATTATAATATGATTAAATTAATTTGATATGGGGTATTTACATGGATGCACATAGACGTGCATGGATAATTTTTTTGACAATACTACTTGGTGTATTTATAGGATATATTATCTTTCACGGAATTCATATTGATATAGGTTCTGGAAACTTTCACTTGGAATTTTGGATAAATCCATTATTTCCGCCAGAAACAGTAACTAATAAAAATTAATAAAATGAAAAAAACTACTTGTATTACTTTTATTACCACTAAGTTTATTTGCACAAATTCCAAATAAATTTGTGATAGAAGAAGAACTCATGAGCATTGGAACAGATTTTGAAATCGATGAAATTAATGCTACTATTGAAGAAGAACATTTTTCAATAGGTACTAATTTTATCATGAAAATTGATGGAACTGTATATGCTAAAGCTGAAGAAACTTTATTATCATTTGGACACAAGTATGTTATATATGATGGTAGTAGACAAACGGTTGGTTATGTTGAAGAAACATTGACACTTAGTCTTTTTTCGTATTATTCATCATATAAAATTTTCGATAAAACTGGCAGGTTAATAGGTAGATCAGAAAAACATCAATTATTTTCTACTGAATTTATTGTTAAAGATATTAGCGGAAATATCATATGTGAAATATCAAGACCTGCTTTAAATATGGGTGATAATTGGACTGTTGATTTTAGAACAACTAAATATGATAAACGGTTATTCATATTTATTCCTTATTATAAAACATTAGCGGATAATGAAGACGATTGAGATACTGAAGTCATCTGATCAAAAAATTATTGTATCGGAGAATATTAAAAGCAGCTGAAAAAATTGCCCAACACAGTAGATATGGTGCTGGGCAATATTTAGTTTGTAGTACAGATGTTGCAGAATTATTAGTACCAAAAGAAGTTGAGATTTGGATATGAAAGATTATGATGAATATTATTGTCTTAAAACTGTCTATTGGTTTATTGACTGTCTTGTTGACGATAATGTATATGCTAGTAATGCAGTTGATTATGAATTTAAAGAAAATTTATTATATTATGCTAAATGTGAAGCTAATAACCGGGTGAAAATTCTTCACCCAAAATCTCAATATTTTTATATTTCTAAATATGAACTTGAAGAATATTTTAGTGAAGCACCTCCAATAATGATATGAAAATAAGTTTTGTCTTTGATAGTACATTGAACAAATCATCTGTTCAAGATATTGCACGTATTTTTTAAATAGTGGTCATGATGTATGGGTTACAACGTCACGGTTTGAGAAAGTTCATCCAAATGCAGATTGGTCAAATGATGAAATCGAAATTGAATTGATTGAAGAAAACTTAACAACCTGTAAGGGAATCTGGTTAGATAGTTCTTATTTATAGCATGTCATTTTTCACGTATGTGTTATTCTTGATGAAGATATATACAGGACGAGCGTAAAGAAGCTTATTCTCTATAGAGATAACTATTGACTATTATGTCAAGTAAAAGATAACCGGGCATTTTGCTACAGATGAAAATCGACCAGATGATTTTTTTCTGGCTCGAATTTAAAATAAAATACTATATGGAAGTAAAATATTTCAATGATTTATCACTCATAATTAAAGGGTTTGAAATCGAAGCAATCGGTAATAAAGCAATTAAAAAAGTACAAAGAGAAAATAAAAAGAAAGGTATTCCTCTAGTGTACTCAGTAGATGGTAAAATTTATTACGAATTAGCTAATGGGACAATTACGACAGAAAGTCCATTTTAATGATTACTACCATGAAAACGAATGGAAAAAATATCAAATTAGGAACGTATACACAAGACGACTATATTAAAGCAAACAGACGTGGACGTCGCGAAGAACTAGAAAACAGTATTGGTTTTGTCACAGTTCATAAAGTTCATGCTTCTAAAAAAAACATACAATAGAAAAAAATACAAAGGTCCTGAAATAGATTAATTTTTCTAGCAGACATTATATTTGTTTAATGAATAATTACATTACATACAGAGGAATAATTCATTTTGATCCACGAAATAAAACCGCAAAACATGAAGATCAATCATCATGGAAGAAAATTGCAATGGTTTTATTGGATGGTGAAATTTGTGAATACTATTCATGGTTTATAGAAAGACGATATGGGTTAGTATTAAATAAATCACTTAGAAATGCTCATATATCATTCATAAATGATAGTGTACATGACATTAAAAAGGGTACCGGTTTAATAAATAATGAAGATGTTGATTTTGTATGGAATAATTTTAAAGAAAAATATAACAATAAGAAAATAAATATCGTTTTAAATTTAGATGTGCGATCCGATGCTAATCATTGGTGGTTAAATATTCCTGAAGAATATCGAACAGAATTACATTCTATTCGACAGGAAATAGGTTTGGGACGACCATTTTTTGGATTACATATGAGTATTGGATATGCTAATGAAAAGAATTTAGAACATTCAGTGTACATACGAAATTTATGTACTAAATTTGGAAAGGAATATTTATGAACAAATTTAAAAAACTGTAAAAGAAAGGAATATTTATGAACAAATTTAAAAAACTGTAAAAGAAATTATTAGTGGAGATAAATGTCCACTACCATTAGATGTTATTCCAAATAATATGGGAATAAATTTATGTTCAGTCGATTCAGTTGATTGGGAAGAAATGAAAGATGGTCAGATTAAAAATTTGACAATAAATTTTATTCCTGCACCACCTGACCAGGATAGCTGTAATCATGAATATGAGAGACAAGGAGTTCAATGGGATAACTGGGAAGAATGTATTCATTGTGGACACAAAAAATAAAAATTACCGTATAATTTAATGAGAAGATTAGACTCAATCACGGATGAAGAATTTAAAAGTATAAATGAAATATTATCGGTTGAATATTGGTACACATCCCCGATAAAAACAGCAAGCGATTTAGAATATCAATGTTTTTCAAAATCACACGCATTATTTTCTGGATATACAATAATTAAAGTTTATGAATTTTTAAAAAGTGTTGGTATTGAAGTAAATCATACATGGTCTTCACCTACACCTGTATAAAAAAATAAAAATGGAAAAAGACTTAAAAGAGATAGGTTTCTATACACTATCAGACGAAAGAGTGGAAAACACATCAATGACATCTCAAATGAAAAGATGTGAAATGATTATAACAGAGTATTGTAATTTTTCATGTCCTTATTGTAGAGGATTAAAAGATGAAATTTATGGTGCTAGAAAAATAAAACAGTTATCATTAGAAGAAATTAAAACTAATATTGATTATTGGTGTGAAAATGAACCATTGGAAAATATTAGATTTTCTGGCGGAGAACCAACTCTTCATAAAAATATTGTCGAAATTGTTGAATATGCAAAATCTAAAGGTATTATGAGAATTGCTATTTCTTCTAATGGTTCCAATAAATTTGAATTGTATGAAAAATTAGTTGTTGCAGGAGTTAATGATTTTTCTATTTCATTGGATGCATGTTGTGCAGAAGATGGTGATAAAATGGCAGGTGATGTCAAAGGATCATGGGATACTGTAGTAAGCAATATTAGAGAATTGTCAAAGTTAACATATGTGACTGTTGGAGTAGTATTTACACCAGAAAACATTGATAAAACAATTGACACTATTCGTTTTGCACACGATCTAGGTGTTTCTGATATTAGAATTATCTCAGCTGCTCAATACAACAAACCAATTCCAAGATTGTATGAAGTTGAAGATCATATCAAAGAAGCACATCCGATTTTGAAATACAGAATAAATCACTTTGCTGAAGGTGTTAATGTTAGAGGTAAAGTTGATACTGATGCTAATAGGTGTGCTCTTATTTTGGATGATTCTGTTATTGCTGGCGATTATCATTTTCCATGTGTAATTTACATGAGAGAAAAGGGTGCTCCAGTTGGAAAGGTTGGTCCAAACATGCGTGAAGAACGTAAAAAATGGTTTGAAAATCATGACACATACAAAGATAAAATCTGTAGAGAAAATTGCCTCGATGTATGTATTGATTATAATAACAAGTATAGAGATACTCATAAAGATTAGTCATATGAATGTAGGTAAACCAGTACAGATGTTATCTAATATATGATAACAACACTAGAACAGAAGTTAGAAACTCTAACTGATGATTCATCATGCGATGCATGTAAAGCTGAAATTAAACAGTATGAAGATGCAATATTAATTATTTTAAATCAAACAGAGATAAATCCTATCATCGATGTTTTGGAAAATGGTAGAAGAATGTTAAAAGATTCTACTGTAGTCAGATGGAGTAAAGGAGATCTTGAAGTGTGGAGTGATTGGGCTAATAAAATGAGAACTACTATTAACTCATTTATTTCGATGATTGACCATATTGTAAAAATTGGAAAATAATGATAACTGTATATGATTGTTCTTTAAATGATTTTGCTCCTAAACATCGTCCATCGAATTTAGGACCGAAAGAAAATGATATAATGTTTGATCTGAAAAAATATCAGAAAGAACTTGGTATACAGTTTATTGATGATTTTACTAAAGCTGACAGAATCATTACTAACACAACATATACTCCAGAAATTCTAAGACGACGTAAGTCTGATTCAAAATTGATAAAAAGAATGGATGGAGTGTATTGGAGAACAGATCTGATTGAACGAAATGCATCATTAAATGAAGCAGCTCATCAATCAGACTCTGTAATCTTCATCAGTAAATTTAGTCAAGATTCATTTCATAGTCTTTATAATCAAACGCTTAAAGATGAATACGTTATTTTAAATAATGTAGATGAGGCTGTATTTACATTAGATTCTGTTAGAAGACCTACAATAAAATGTTGGGGAACGAATGCAACTAATTGGATTTGTGATGAAAAACGACCCATAGATTTATTAAAGTTTGCAAATTTAGTTTCTAAATACGATGAATTTATTTTAGTTATTGGTAGTTCATTTAATATAAATCATCCAGCTATTATAAATAATGGGTATTATACAAATTATAATTTATTAAATGATGCTATACATGAAGTAGATGCATGGATTAATTTTTCATATAGAGATGCTGCTCCAAAAACTGTTGTGCAAGCAATTAAATGTGGAAAACCTGTATTGTATGCAAACTCTGGAGGACTTCCTGAATTAGTAGGATCGTTTGGATTAGCAATTAATGATTATCAACCAATCGAGTTTTCTGATAAAAATCATGAATTGGATTTTGATCATGTAGAAAAACAATACATGATATTTAGAGAGATGTATAATCAAAATAAATTTACACGACATGTTAAACCTTATCTAAGGACATTGGAGGAGTATGTCGAGATAATAACAAAATGATGTATAAACTTATTAAATCGAAAGAATACTGTCAATTAAGGCGTCTGGCATATCATGACGCCTTGACTGATTTGTATAATAGAAATTGGTTTAACGAGAATAAGAAAAACATCAAGAAAAAGTTTGTATATTTTATTGACATTAATGATTTGTTTAAAGTCAATAAGAAATATGGTCATGAAGCTGGAGATTTACACATATTAAATGTTGTTTCAAAAATTTGTAAATATGATGACGATATTCTAATGAGATATGCTGGCGATGAATTTTTATTATTTTCAGATCATGAAGATTCTGTTTGTACAAATGATTTATTCTCTGCTGGTCGTGCTTCAATTAGAGGAGATATTGACATCTCTATTTACTATGCGGATAAGGATATGTTAAAATCAAAAAGGAATTTTAAAACCTCAATTTTTTAACTCATGATTTTGTGTTATTTTTACATTATAAAATTAAACACATTATGAGAACTCTTATTTTATTCATCTCAATATTATTATTTGTATCATGTGATAATCATTCTGAATACAAAAATGAGTTTATTGGAAAGACTATTGAAAGTATTGATGAACATGCTACATCAACTGTAATTCATATGACAGATGGTACAGCAATTGAAGTATATTCAACAAGTGCAATAACTTTCACAAAATATATCAAATGACAATAATTGAACTTCCTTACACATCACCATCAAGACTGAAATCTTGGATTACTATTGATCAGATAGAAAATGATGATGAGAGTGGAAAAATATTTCTAAACAAACTTGGAGATGTATTGTTCACTGACAAATATAATGAACAATGTAAATCATTTGTGAGAAGTATACTTGATTTTTTAATTGATTGGGAATTTATTTCGTGGAAACAATATGATAGTATAATGGCAATGAGACCTAAAGGTGAATATCTATTCTATCAAAATCATCAACACTGAAGAAATCGATTTATAAAAATGCGTTGGATTTTTCTTTTAAAATTTTCAACCGAAATGTTTATTAGAACGATGAACGGAACACTTACACATAACGGTTGGGTATATAAAGCGTTGTAACACAAATATTAATTAAAATAACAAATGATATGAGTTTAGGAAAATGTAAAATAGAAGCAGTTGACAATGCTTTATATACGTTGTTAACTGCTGGGCTTTGTGATAATTGCAAAGTGCCTAAAATGATAAATATTGGCGGTGATGGAGTACACGAACCTGCCTACGAAGAATTTGTATGTGAAAAAAAGAAAATAATCATAGAACCACAACCACCAGAAAACCAAGTAAAGGAATGTGATGGTTTTGAACCTTGCAGATAACGGTTGTAAATATACAACGTTTTTTAGTGGAAAGTTTCAAATTAATTTTTTTGTTTGATAAAAATGTTGTATTTGTTATTATAAGTAGATATTAACTTTAATAAATAAAAAATATGAAAAGCACAAAACAACATTACGAAGAATGGAAACACGTATTACCATTCTTCACAGAAGAACAGAAGCGTAAACTATACTTTATGATGAATGATTACGCAAGAGATTATCACGAAAGCGAGGTTAAAAAATTAACTATGGATAAAAAATTACATATATCTGATGTTAGAGAACGTTTACGTTTAGGTAAATTCACTATAAATAGACCAGAAGAATGGGATTTAGGAAACGTTAAATTGGAAATACAAGACTATGATTATGATTCAACCAAAATTAGTATAGACGAACTTAAAATACTACACAAGTATATTGGTGAGATTCTAAATGTTCTCTAGCGTTTTGCATAAGACCAGTAAAAGAAATGCGAGATATGAACTATCAAGACAAAGACTGGGACAGAATTTATAAACGTGTTTTTGGACATGCACCTAGATTTGCTGAAGAAGAGGAAGAAGGTTATAGTGTTGCATATGATAGAGACGGAAACCGTTTCTTTGCAATGCCAACTGGCGATGAATCAATATTAGACTATATATAAATTAACGATAAATTTTATGATGGACGATAAAACATATTTTGATGTTTTAAAACTTTTAGCATCTGTTCGAGTTTCGGAATCTGACCCATGTCAAAAAAGATCAGAAGATGATTTGAATTTTGGAATGACACTGGTTCCTATTGAACTAAAAGGGTATGAAAATCATAATAAGTATTCATATCTTTATAAAGATGGTGTGAAAATAAGTGATGAGATTTTTAGACGAGGTGGATTGTGTTCCGGGTTTAAAGATAACTATTGTCAATTAATAAAGTATAATAAACATAAAGGAAGACCAAAGAAAACAAAACGTTTAGACGATATATTTTCAATGGGAGACAGTGTTATTGTTGACATGAATGGAAAAATTGTATTAGAGTCTGATTCATGTCTTGAATATCCATATCATTTAAAGGTATAATTGGAAGTATTAAAGATCGTTATTATAATCTTGTGACGGGTGAACATATTGTAACTGGAAGTCATAATATTTCTAGTAATGAATTTTTATTTGTTGAACGAAAGTACTCATTTGATGGAACATTTCCAACTGGAGTATATAAAATTAATTGGTATACAGGCGAAGTTGAAGTATTTGAAATAAGTAAATAACTATGAGTGAAGTAGAAGAGTTAGATAATTTACCGTTTAGAGAAGGATATAACAAGTCACGGTTAAGAGCTGGTGAATGGTCTGCTAGAAAATCAGAATGTCACAAAGTAGGAGATTATTATCCTTGGACTATTGCAGAACGTGTGATCAAATCATTCATAGGAAAACCTTTCAATAAAGCGTTTTCTTATTTTTGTACACTTGTTCCTGTTTATCAACAACATATTTTTTTAGAAGAATTTCAACCAAAAAGATGGAGAAATCGAGGATATTATTTAGACAAAGGAAATAATATCCGAATTCATAAAGAACATAAAGATAAATCAGTTTGGTTCTATCCAATTGATTATGAGTGTAAAATTGAAAGAACTAGAAATGGTAGAGCTTTATTTTACTGGGAATATGAAGAACCAGGTGATGTTAAAAAAGTAACAGAAACAGGATTTAAGAAAAAGTTTTCTTCTAAAAAAGAACCTGAATATAAAAAACTTGTTGCCGAAAAACTTCAGCAAATGAAGAAAATAGAAAAGGAGAAAAGAAAAGAACGGACAGCAAAGGATTATATTTTCTTGACACAGGATGAACAACAAAAGATAAATGATCAGTTATTAGATAACATCAGAAGAGATGCTCATGGATTTGACGAAGAAAGTTTTATGTGTATTGAATATCATGGAAAAAAACGTAAACGTAAAAGTTAATATATGGATATGATTGATGCAAGTACAGTTGGAAAATGGTCTATGACTGAAGAAAAACCTAGATCAACAACACCTGTACAAGAAACACCTCAGAAGAAAATTTCTTCATCTAAATTTGAAAAGGAAATGGAGAAATTGCAAAAACTTACAGAAAAACTTAAAGAAGGAATCGATAAACTATATGACGAACACGCAACGAGTGAGTTATATTCTGCAAGTGTAGCAACATATGAAATAATACGGTTGTTAAGAAATAAGTAATGGAAGAACAAAATTATCCTCAAAAAGTCTTTAAATCATTAGATGAATTTAAAGATCGTGATGTTACTTTATATAGAAGTAATGATCCACGAAACACTTCCGTCTATTTTACAAATGACAGTGAAGGAAGTGCACAGTTTGAAGTATTAAGGTTTGAATATAAATTCGAACAGCCTGAATTATTTATACGTTTCATAGGCGATAAACATTTCATTGAAATGTGTGGAGGTGGTAGTAATTCGGCAAGAGGAAATATGAGAAAAGGATCTGTTACAAATGTATGGGAAATTTGGGATGACCGACGTTTCAGGGAGAAAATTAGTATCTTCGAGCATGATAGTAATATGTTACTTCAATTTGGTGAATTTGGAGATTTTAATTTTTTGTCAATAGTTGCAAGACAACATGTGGAAGACTCATATCATTTTAGAGATAGTCCACACGGTTTAAATATTAATACAAATTTATTAGATGTTGTATTAAAGTCTGAATACCTAGCATTACCCGAAGATGTTAGATCTGTAGTATACATGTATAAAACTAATACTTTACAACCTACATTTTTTGTAGTAGATTGTCAAAAGTATAAGTTTTCTTATAACACTCATATGTTTAGAAAAATTGACCCTTCTGGTAAAATTACTAAAATGCAAATTAAGAATTTTGCACGAATGAGAGATGGTGGCACAACAGAAATAACTCTGGATGATAATGGTGAAGAACATGTATTTTATTCTCCAACTACATTAGGTGTAAAACCAGGAAATGAAAAAGATGTTACTTTTGACAAAGAAGTTCTTGTGAAAGTTACTGATTATGAAAGACTTGCACTTATAAAGACACTTGGAATTTTAATTGAACCTGAAAAAGAAGAAAAATGAAAAAACAAAATTCAGTAGTACTTCAACCAAAAGGGGATCGCTTAGACGATGCACCTTTGCAAAAATATTTGAATGATGGATATAGTGTTGTTGCAACATGTGCACAACATGTATCTGCAGGATCTTATGATGTTAAAGGGGCAATATTAGTAATTGTAGAAAAGGAGATTTTAGAATGAATGTAATAAAACCACCACAATCACTAACTAAATATTTACATAGAAGTACGCGTCCAAATCCTAGCGTATTTTTGGCAGGAAGCATTGAAATGGGTGTTGCTCAAGATTGGCAATCAGTTGTAGAAACTGCACTATGTGATATTGATGTTGCTATGTTTAATCCCAGACGAGATTCGTGGGATTCTAGTTGGGAACAGAAAATTTCAAATCCTCATTTCCGTGAACAGGTTGAATGGGAATTGACCGCTTTACGTTGTGCTGATGTAATCATCATGTACTTTGACCCTGAAACCAAATCACCAATTTCATTATTGGAATTTGGGCTATTTGCAGCTTCTGGTAAACTTATAGTATGTTGTCCAGATGGATTTTACAGAAAAGGAAATATCGAAGTTGTATCTAATTATTACGGAGTTCCAATGTTTTCAACATTAGGAGATGCCATTGACATTTGTATAACTAGACTTAATAAGATATGAGTACCGTAACACCAAATGAAAAATGTAGAGAATTAAATCACACAGTTCTTGATTTAATGTGCGACATGAAATTATTAAAAGATTTTCCAGAGTATAAGTCAATTATTATGAATCTGACTAATATTTCAAAAGATCTAAATTCTATTCAAATTAAACTAATTACTGGAAATGGGGAGAACACCTCTGAAGAAGATAATAGTCAACAGTGAATGGCTACGATTCATTAGAAGTCCATATTGGGAATTAAAAGTTCGCAATGGTTTAACAAAAGCTGAAATGAGATGCTTACCCAGCAATCAGCTTGTTGCAACCATTGTGTTGTCTCATAATGGGTTTTATGGAATATGGTTTAACATGTTTGGTCATAATGTTGAATATGAAGATAAATTTTCAAATATTGAACAAGCTATGATTGTTGCTCCAAAATTTATCGCAAAAGAAATAAATAAAGTATTTATATTAGGCATTTAAAACACAAAATTAAGATACGACTTACAAAATAGAGTTAGATTTAATGGAGTTGCAATTTAATGTAAATGAAGAAAGTAAAGAAATTTTATTTTTAAATAATAAACCAACAAATGTTAATAGCACTTTGGTAGCATTGTGTATAACGTTTTGTGTATGAAACGTTGCGACTTAATAGTAATAACTTTAAAATATTACCTCAGCAAAATACAGGACTCGTCCAACTTAAAATTAAACCTAACGGTTCACAAGTTGGCATTTGTTGCCGCCTACAAATAGATAAATTGTCAAACTTAAACAAATATTGATATGAGCAAAAAAGTTTCAAACCCTACGAATGAAGGCAATAACGCTAACTTGCTGTTATCTGCTGCTGATGTGCGTTGGCTTTCGAGATATTCAGAAACAATGGAAGATGATAAACAAGGTAGGTGGGCAAGAGTTGCGTATGCTGGAAAGTTTGATAATATGGGATTTTTCAGAGGTAAAGTTTGTCGATGGGAAATTGCTTGGATTAGTAAAATAATGATAAAAGATGAATTGAAGTTTACAATTAAATACAAATATCCATCAAACGGCAAACATTTATTTGATAATTTAAAAGATGCACAAAAAGAAGTTGAAAAAACTTTCCAATGGTTTATGAAGATGTGCGGTAGGTTATTTTAGTGCTTCAAGAGTGTTTAATAACTTAATTGAAGATGGGCTTGTTGAACAAGTTGGTAGCACGACACTAACAAGGCACATGGCATAATACCGTGTTATGCACCGACTTTATTTTAATCAAAATGAGAGAAAAATCTGACGTGAGTGAGGAATTATATGTAAAAGCTAGAGATTTAGCACCAACAAGATTGAAGATAAGAAACGTGATGAATAATGACCGCTAACGATTGGCAATATGAAACGGTTGCCTTGTAGTTCGTTTCGCAAATATAGATGCAGTTTTCTGGCAACTGTTTTATATTGATTGTTATAGCCAGTTAATTTTTAATCATATGGAAAAATGTAAGGAAAACCGATCTATTTGGGTAGTTCAATTTCTTATGATGGGAAAGGGAAATCTGGAGTAAAAGAAGAAGAAAGACATCTTATAAAACCGTTCAATTACATCAAAAATTACATTGAAAATTAACTTTAGTTTGTAGTTCTACAATTCTTTTTTCGTTATATTATATTTATCAAATTAATATAAAACTTTTTATTATGGGACAAATAGATGCATCAAATCGTAAAGTAGTAGTTGAATTATTTGAAAAGGAAATGGTCATTCTTTAAATTTAATCACTACTTTCAATTCACAGAAACGAAAGTATTTCAAGTTATAGGTAAGAACAAAGAGGAGCAATGGGCTGTAAAGTTTAGAGTTTCTTTTAATTGCGCATAACGGCTGGCGGTATGGTTATGTGTGCCTACCACGCCGGTCATTCCAATATTAAACTACAGAGGGTTATATGCAAGTATCAACTAATCTTTTGAAAAAAGTAACGCTGCCAATATAATTTCACTCTCCATTTTATTGTTCTGTGAAATGTGTTATATTTAACTATAATTAAAAATAAACATCATGAGAACAATACTTTATATATTCACAATCCTTTTTACTACTACAGCAATTGGACAAACAAAATTAGATACTTTAGTATTTAATGAAATAAATAACTACAGAGTTTCTAAAGGTCTTGAAAAAGTAGAATTAAACAATGCTTTTTATACTGAAGCATTGAACCATTGTAATTATATGGATTCTGAAAAAGCAGTTAGTCATGATGGATATGAAACTAGATACCATACTATTACGAATGAAATTACAGGAATGGTTAAAACAACATCTAAAACAAGTTTTATTATTGTTAAAGAATACAGTGAATCTCCAAAACATAATGAAGCTTTAATGAATACAAAATTCAAATATGTAACTGTTTTTACAATAAATACTGTATTTAAAACACATGGAGTTGAAGTACCAGTTACCTACTCAACTATAGTATTCTTTAACCAACCGCATAAAAATGATTCTTTACTAAATCGCATAAAAAAAGGAATCAAAAAAATTCGATTCCTTTTATTTTAATAAGATAGTTATTATTTTTGACCAACTGGACATTTAACTGCTTCCATGTAATTTTTAAAATTATTTACTTTTTTAGATCTTTTTAATTTAGATGTACCATGTTTGATTTTTTTAGGAGATTTGAGTTTATTTTCTTTCGATAAGTAATATGTAGTAACTTCTTCGCTTTCAGCTTTTGCTTCTACATTTTCAATATTGATAGAATAAACTTTTAATTTTACATATCTTGCTGAAGGATCATCTTTAGTACCTTGTTCAGATAATAAACATTGTTCAATATCTTTTGCATTATCATTAGTTACTAAATCTTGTTCTTTTAAGTATTTAATAATAGATTCATTTCTTGCTTTACTTAAGTCTTCGTTATTTTTGATTCCAGTTTCTTTTTGCATTCTTTGAGAAATTGGAGTTTTGTCAGTAGATGATTCAATTGCAATTTTTGTTACAATTTGTCCAGATTCTTGAAGATCAGCGAATGTTGAATCAATTGCTTTCTTAGATGCATCATTTAATACAAATCTTCCTGATTCAAATCCTTGAGATAGATCGAGTTCAAATTCATTTACAATAACTTCAGCCTTTGGAGCCTTTTTCCAAATTGTATCCATTTTAGTACCATCAAGTTGCCATCCATTATTTTGTAGTTGAACAGCTTTTTGTTCAGATTGTGTCTTTGTGTGTTGAACTGAAGTTTTAGCTTCTTTACCTTGAGCATATGCTCCACCGATTGATGCTAATGTTGTTAATACACCTAATGCAATATTTGCAGCTAAACCTTCATCTACCTTTTGTTGACGTTGCATAAATTCGTCATATGAAACTATATGTGTATCCATATCTTAAAGTTTTAAATTTTGTTTTATATATCTTTTTTGACTACAGCAATTTTGTTATTTTTAAATCATGAAACCTAAAGTATACATTGCAAGTCCATATTCAAATGGAGATCAAATCATAAATGCAAAAGCACAATATGATGTTTTTAATAAAATTATACATACAAAAAAATTGATTCCTTTTGCTCCTTTGTGGGCAACATTTCAACACTTTATATATCCATTGCCATATGAAATGTGGTTAGAGTGGGACTTTGAATGGGTAAAAGCATGCGATTGTGTTTTACGTCTACCTGGAGTGTCGAGTGGTGCAGATGCAGAAGTTAAAACTGCATTGGATAATGGTAAACTTGTATTCTATACTTTAGAAGAATTATTCGACCATTATAAAATAGAACATGAATCTAATTGAAAAAGCAAAACAGTTTGCATATAAACAACACTGCAAACCAGAACCTCAACGTTATGGCAACGCATTATATTCTAAACATTTAGCTGATGCAGTAGCTGTCGCCGAACGTTATCTTTATTATCTTAAAGAAGACGATCGTACAAATGTCATAATAGCATGTTGGTTACATGATGTAATCGAAGACACAAATATTACTCCTGTCAAATTGGAGATGTTATTTAATCATACTGTTGCCGACATAGTGTATCGAGTGTCTAATGAAATGGGTTGGACTAGAACTGAAAAGAATTTCAAAACATACCCGAAAATATGGACTCATGATTTAGCAATTTTCGTTAAGTTGTGTGATAGAATTGCAAATACTCGAAATTCAAAAGAATGTACAGATAAGCATGCTCAAAAAATGTATAAAACATATACAGGTGAATATTTAATATTTAGAGCAGCTATTAAAGTTAGGAATTTATACCCAGAAATGTGGAAAGAACTTGATGAGTTAAATACACCAAATCGTTAAATATGAATAAGAAAAAAATCACAATTAGAATTAACGTCCACTCTATGGTTGATGTTATTACAAATTCATCTACAACTATTTACACTAACCAAGATGATAGTGTACAACCAGCAAAAGAGTTAGTTTCTGAAATGCTAAAATTATTTGGTGTTACTAATCTAACACCAGATGACATTTTTGAATTTAGAGTAGTTAAAGAAGATGAAGATTATAGTGAAAATGATTCTTCTGAATTAATGCTAACAGCAAAAGATTCAAAATATGATGATCTTGCAAGAAAAATGATTAAATTCTTAAATTCTACAGATTATGAAGAAGGCTATGACTAAAATTGGTTTTATGCTAAATGTTCATTCTATTGTAGATGTTATCACAAACAGCTCTGATGAGCTGTTTGTTGGTAAAGCATCTTCTAAAGATGACATTACTAAATTGATAGAGGAAGTATATCCAGATTTTAGGACTGAATATGAAGAGCCTAAATCGATTAAAGAGCTTTCTGCTTCAGAATTAGACACATATTTATCATATTTGTGCTCTCCTCATTGTTGGCCAGCTACAAAAGATCAATATCCAATTCCTCATGGATTTACTTTTGAAGAATTGTAGAAGCTAAAGATAAAAAACCTGCATGGAATGGAAGTATTCAATATCAGTTAAAATGTAATAGTGATTATAGATATGTGACTGATGATAATGTTGATGCAATAAAAAATAAACTTGATCCTAAGGGAGAGATGTTTTTTATTTGGTCAATAGACTACAATCCTGACTGGGATAAACAAGAATTAATGTGGAGTTTCATGGAAAGGATTCATTTAGGATGATAAAGTTTTATTCAGCAGAAGGAATCGAACATGATTTCGGTCAATGGGATATTATTTGTCTAAAGATAAGACTGCTTTAGAAAAATGGATAAAATCATGGGAAGGCGGTGGTCCAGAATGTTATTATACATGTACTCGGATTGTCGAAATAGATTCCGAAGATACTGATGCATTAAATGATTTCTTAGAAAATAATGAGACTCGAACTTCTGGAGTTTACCATTCAGATAAATTGGCAGGCATTCAAACAAATAAAGGTATTTTAAACTTTTACAGGTTATACTAATGAAAGATATTATTATAAGTGTCCATAGCTTCGTGGATGTTATTACGAATTCATCAACTGAACTTTTTGTTTTTGATTCTGATAAAACGTTGGAAACAATACGAGAAATGGCGAAATCAAAAGAAGCAGAGTTTCCGCCAGAGTATGGACATTATGTTAATGTTTCGAAAATTGATTCTGATGATGTTGAATGGGTTATGGATTTTCCGTATATAGATGTCGAAGAAACTATTCAACATTTAACCATGCTAGGATATAAAGTGATTCCACCAGAAGATAAAGAAAATTTGCCTGTGCAATATTTCAAAATTTCATCAGAACGTGGTGGTATGCATCCAAAACTATATGATTTTATTAACAGTACCTTCAATATTATACGATACACAACAGACGCATAAAAATGGATAAATTATTTATTGTAACAATTTTGATAATTGCGGGATTGTTTATCTCGTTGTTAACAACACATGTGATAGTCGATGTCACAATGCTTTATCAAATACCATATTTGATAAACTTTAATTTCGTTCAAGTATATGGAGCAACCTTAGTCATAGGTTATTTCACATATAAACACCCGGAAAGTAAAGAAACAGATTCATCATCTTTTGGAGAACAGGTAGTAAAATCTGTTACTATGTTATTAACAAAAGTAGTCACAATATTACTGAGTTGGTGGTTTGCATACATAATGTTTAAATTTATTGGTTAATGAGAAAAAAAATAAACATTCATAGTATTTCATCGGTTATTACAAATAGCTCTGAAATGATATATGTTGTAGATGATGGAAAAACCGAAGAACAAATTCTAGAAATTTTGCAACCATACATTAAAATGGATAAAGAAGCAGGGAACTATTCTGGTAATGGTGGTTGTGTAGAATGTTTTTTTGCAGATCCTGCAGATTATTACCCATGTGAAGATGTACCTACTGAAATGTTTCTTGAAGTAGATTGGGCATTTAAAAACACAATCGAAGCAGTAAATAAACTGTTTGGTTATAAAAAAGATGAGTAATGAAAAAAAACATTTATAATTAGTATACATAGTTTTATTGATGTAATAACAAATTCAAGCACTGAAATGTTTATCATTGATAAAAGTAAAATCGAAGAAAGTTTATTAAAAGTATTCGATGCTATCCTTGAAGAATGCAATCTAGATTATGAAAGTAAAATAGAATCATATAATGATTACAGATACAAAAATGATTATATCTTACCAGAAGAAAATAATCCAGATGACTGTTATGTTATTAATGTATCACACAGCAATGATGTATTGAATATGTTAGTGGAAAAGTTCTTCAAGCCAATAAAATATACATACAACGAAGAAGATTAGTTCATTGTCAAGCTAAACATTGTTATTTATTATTGTAACGAAAAAAGATAAACATGATTAAAACAAGAGAATTTAAAGACAAAAATTATCGTGGAATTTTCTTTAACGGTAAAACTATTAGAATTGCGTTAGATCCGAGTAAAGAAATTAGTGAATTAGATTATCCAGAATTTTACGATGTTGATGTTTTTGAAACAATGAACGGATTGTGTAGAGCAAACTGTCCATGGTGTTATTTAAAAGGTAATGAAAATGGTAAATGTGTTGAAGATGCAGCACAAAAAATTACTGATTATTTTGGTAAAATGACCAAAAATCAGAGACCTTTTCAAGTTGCTATTCCAGGTTCTGGAGAGTTATTTGAGCACCCTGATTGGGAAAACATTTTAAAAGCTTTTTATGATCTTGAGATCATGCCTAATTATACAACAAATGGTATGTGGGTTGATCAGGAATTAAAAACACAAAAACGTATTCTCGATAAAACAAAAGAATATTGTGGTGGAGTTGCTGTAAGTTGTCATCCACATCTTAAAGAAGATTGGGAACAAGCAGCTTGGTTATACTCACAACATGAAATCAAATTAAACTTCCATATCATTATTTCTGACAAATCTTCAATTGATGAGTTTGTAGAAATTTATGAAAAATGGAAAGATTTAGTTGATTATTTCGTATTACTTCCATATGGAAATCAAGGCCGTGCTCCTAAGAAAAGTATTGATTGGGAATATTTGATTACTAAACTTCCAGAAGATCAATCAAAACTTGCATTTGGTGCTAACTTCTATTCTTATTTAATGCAAGGAAATCATGGCATTAAAGTTAGTCTTTATGAACCAGAAATCATGTCAAAATTTCTATCTTTAGACAAAATGGAATTACATAAAAGTAGTTTTAGTTTAAATACAAATGTATAGTCATATTAGACATAAAAATAACAGATCAACAGGCAGATCGACTCGGATAAAAAATTTCGCAGTCGATCAGTTTATATCTGTTGGTGGTGTAATAATAGCTGATCATACTGCATTTGAGCCTGAAGGCTGGACTAGACATTTAGCACTCACATTTGGTGATGAGATATGTGAACAATATCACAAAACATCATATGCTAAACGAACCGATACATATTGTAAATTCGATGTGATATTTAAAGCTATAGTACCAGTATTATATACCAGAGATGAATATACATTTATTTCTGGAGCAGGACATAATTTAGTAATGTATGGCGAAAAACGATTATGTGAAGTTAATCTGCAAAAGGAAATTGATATTATTATTAACGCTTGGAAAGAATATAAAAATGCAAGATAAATTTACAATAGAAGAAATTAAAAACTATCTCAAAAAACAAGATAGTATAGGTGACATTAGAAACAATTGCAGATTATGTTACAAAAAAGATTTAACAGTACATAAAAAATATGTAATTTATGGTTAAAAGCAGGGAATAAAGCAGAAGATTTTCCTAAATTACCACCTTGTTGGATGGATGTTGAAATAACGTTAAAGAACGGGGAAAAATATAAATCTTTTTTAGGTAGTATAAATAATTGTGGCGAAGTTAAGTATGTAATAAATAGAGTGTTTAATAAACGAATTTATTTAGAAACAGAAAAAGTAGTTAGTTGGGTGTTCATTTAATTACACAACTGAAAGTTTATTAAAGCATTTGTTAGGTACAACGAGAAATGAAAGTTTAAATAGTGTTTCGATGTCAAAATGCATAGTGAGTTTCCGCAGCATTACCGCTAACGTTCCTCGTGTATGCATGGGCGATTTATTAACGATAAATTTTGATAAAATGAATACGTTAAGAAAAGAATATTGCGATGAAAAAAATATACCAATGGGATTGGATAATGAGTTTGATTACATACGTTGGTTAGAAGCTAAAATCCAAGCCTTACGCATACACGATGTTGTAGGGCGAAGCGAACAGTATTGCGGTTGCAATCTAAAAGGTTCGTTTGATGAAGAAAATGAATTACCTGATGATTTGCAGGTGTATTTGTATTGGCACTAACGTTGAGTAAACGTAGCGTTCGAAGGACGTAAAATAATGGTGTATAATGTTCACTAAATGATCTACTAAAACAAAAATTGATAGATCCTCATTTTTGTGATAATAAAAATTATTTTTCACTGATTGCAAATTCAATAACACATGGAAGAAATTAATCAACAACTGTCTAAATGTACTAGAGTAGAATGTATAGATGAAAACGGTAGATCATATGTTAATTGGAAAGATACAAATAAAATAACTGTTAGTATACAGGATGATGGTAAAACTTTAAAAATATTTATCTCAAATGATAAAAGTCGTAAATAAATATAAACACATAGAAACTCCTGATGATGTGTATATCGGAAGAGGGAGCATTCTCGGAAATCCGTATTCACACAAACTTGGTGGAATGGCTGAATTTATAGTTGCATCAAAAGAAGAAGCAATACGTCAATACCGTATTTATTTAGCCAATCAGATATTAAATAAGAATGCAGATATAATAAATGAATTACGTCATATTGCATTTAATACTAGACATGGTAATGTTAATTTGGTGTGTTTTTGCAAACCGGGAATATGTCATGGTGATGTTATTGTTGACTTTGTTTTACATATATTATCAAATTCTTTGGATCAAAATTGGTTACTCACACAAAAAAACTCCTGACAATTCCATTTAATTCCGTATTTTGTTATATTTGTTGTATAAAAAAATAATTCATAATAATATTTTAAAATCTCATTCTCAATTTTTTTAAACGATTATTAATGTTATTTTTGAATTATAATTTATTATTAACGACTAATTTCATAACATATGGATTTAAACACCTTGTATCTTAAAGAATTAAAAAACTCAAATTCAACTCAAGAAGAAACATTCGAATTAATTAAAAAGTACCAAGAAACTGGTGACTTTGCTGCAAGAGATAAAGTTATAAAAAACTATCTTTTGCATGTAGTTAAAATTGCTAATACATTCTCTCACAAAGATATTGATGTGAAAGATATGATTGAAGAAGGTACAATTGGTTTAATTATTGCAATAGATAAATATGATTTAGATAATGGTTCAACATTCGGATCTTATTCTAAATATTGGATCCGTCAAGCAATTATTCGTAATTGTATTAATAAAAGAAGAATTATCCGTCTTCCTGAAAATATCACAAATGCAATGACTAAAGGAGAATGGAAAGGAATTGAGTATAATGAAGTATCATATGACAATGAAGAAATAAATCTTCAAGAAAAAATAGCAGCCCAAGAAGATGATATTTTCAATGAAGAAGAAATGATCACAAAAACAAAAATTAACAGAATGCTTTCGTTATTAAAGGAACGTGATTGTGACATTGTCAAAGATTTATTCGGAATTGGTATTGAAGATGCTCTTGCTGTCGAAGAAGTTGCCGAGAAGTATGACATTACTACTACTCGTGTAAATCAAATTCAACGTGCTTCTTTAGATGTTATCCGTAAAAGCCAAATTAAAATCAATAGTAATATTAATATTGTGTCTGCTTTATACGGAATCAATGAATGTTCAATTGATGTTACCGACATAATTGCTAAAAAGTATAGCTTATGTGAAACCATTAAAGTGTGTAATTCATTATCGGGAGACCCATGTCCAGGCAAAAAGAAAAAACTAATGTTATCTTATGTCGAAGACAATAGAACGATAAAACGAGAATTTATCGAAGGATCATATATTTGTTTGTAGACAAGTTTGTAAGTAAGTATAAGTAAGTGAAGCCTTGCACTGCCATGCAAGGCTTTTTTATGTGTCAAAACCTGAACTTTATATGATCATTAATATAAAACATTAAAATATTTATTATGAACATATTAATAGATGCAAGTGGTATGTTTTACCGTTCACTTTACACAACTAATTATAAGCTTGCTAAAGGTGAAAAACTTTTAGAGAAAGAAAAGTCTAAAGGAGTTTTTATGAGAAAACTTGCTATGGATTTTTCAAGTATGTTAAGAGATTTTGAGACTCCTAAACGAATAATATTATGCATAGATTCAACATCTTGGAGAAAGGAGATTGAAATCGTCGACGACAATGTTGGGTATAAAGGTATGCGTGAAGAAAAGAAAGAAAAAAATCCTGTAGATTGGCAATCTTTTTATGATTTAACTAATGAGTTCTTAGAGATTCTTGGGACTAAAGGATATATTTTATCTAAACGCAATAGAGCTGAAGCTGATGATCTTTTATATTTATGGTCGCGTAAATTAAATAAAGATGGAGAGAATGTATTTATCATAACTGGTGATAAAGATATTCTTCAATCTGCATGTCATAATGCAAATGGAACATGGACTATTTTATTAGACCCGGTTAATAAACGAAAAAAAATATCACTAGTCCAAGAAACATTTGACAAAAAAGATGAATCTGCTAAAGATGCTGTTAGTATTTTTAATCCATCATCTTGGAATACAGATAATGATGTATTAACAACTCTATTAGATACATTTAATGTAAACATAGTTGAACCAAATGTGATAGCTAATTCTAAAGTTATTATAGGTGATGGTGGTGATGATGTTCCTTCATTAATTACATGGCCAGACAAAAAAGATCCGTCAAAGATTAGAAAAATGACTGAAAATAATCTCGAAAAAATAGTAGAGAAAGTTCCAGATATTTTACATGTTCATTGGTCAGAATTACTTAAAGATGAATACATAGATGTAATTTGTGAAACAATTGCTGAGATTAAAAAAATCGAAGTTGATAAAGAACATACACGTAAAAATGTTACTCGTAATGCTACATTAGTTGTATTATCAGAAAATATTATTCCGCAGGATATTCAAGATTCTTTTAATGAAGTTTCAGATATTTCAGAATCTATTGCTCTTACTGGTAGAGATGAAATACTAAAAGGCACAAAATGGTTTAAAGATAGAAATATTGATTTTATACCAAAGGCATTTGACGTATTTGAAGATTTATAATGAGTGGTAAAGTCATAACTATACCTGTAGAACTGAAAGAAATAGAAATTTGGATATGAACCCGTGGAGAGAAAAGGATTGGAGAATTCCATTAAAAGGAGAACTTGTAAAGGACAAAGACGGTATTGTTGGTATAGTTACAAGGACCATTGGTACTGTGTCTAAGAGACATGTGTGGGTGAATGATATACATGATAATGAAATACATGATGGTGCTCCAAGTGAGCATTTTGAAATTCTAGATGTTACTGAACTTAAAAAGTTTCAACTACAACGTTTAGAAAATAAACATAACATAAGTGTTGGAACTATATGCTATTTATATAATGATGTAAATCTTCCATTTAAGATTATTCTACTTGAATGGAATGATCTATATCAACGTCCATTTATTTGGTTAGATAATCAAAAAGAATTCGATCAAAGTATTATAAAAATAGACAACATTGATCATATAACTCCATTTGACTTAAACATTCCTCCAATTGAACAATTTTTTTCAAATGAAAATTCGAAACTGAATTGGAGGCTTGATATAAATTTAATTGAGTCAACATTAAATGACGGTTGGGGAGTAAATGGAAATGAATGGCGCTTTTCTTCTAAAGATAGTGCAATGAAAGAATTTAATAATTGGAGTGCTCGATTAAAAATTCGTAGAATATGTTCCGTGATAGCTGGAGATTGGAAACCTCAATTTCCATGTTGGACTATTGAAATGAATACTGATCAACAATTTAGAGTATGTGAAGTTAAATCATTCTCAGGATTTCCTGCTTATTTTAAAACTGCAACACATGCAGCATATGCGTTATCTCATATCCCTAACGGTTTATGGTTAAATGCATATGATACGTCGATAGATTCATTATTCGATGAACTATAATTAACCTTTGTAAATGATTTATTTAAGTATCTTGTTAAAGATACTTTAAATTCATATTATTTTTACAAACAAGTATGTCTTGTTTTAAATATGAAACTAAATTATGCAAATGTATATAAAATAAATATAATCTATAAAAAACATGAATAAACCTATTGAGCAAACGTCTGGCAAGTCTAGACATTACGAAGATTTTAGTGTGTTACAAGAAGTGTATAGTGAATTGAATTGTTATCCTATAGTTGTACATTTTGATAAAAACGCTGAGTTAGCAAAAATAATTCAAGAGTTCGATAAAACAGATTTTAAGCTGTCAAAGATTTTTGAAAAACGTTATCATTCATTTGAAGATGAAATTGATATTTCTGAATATATTCTCTATAAAGTAGCTCCCGGTTTTTATTTAGAACTAAATAGTGGAGAAGAATCACCTGATTCTTTTGATGCTTTATTTTTAGAAGAAGATGCTGTATTTCTTTCTTCGCATCTAACTTTATTGATTCCACCAGAAAATCATAAACTGTATAATGAAAAACAGTATAAAGAAATTATTAAGGTTTTAGCCTCATCTAAACTAGAGTATGCTAAAGAACAAGCATCTATCAAGATGATATGTCATGATGATGGTTTTTTCTTACGTGATTTCTTAATTGGAGATCATAAATTGAAAGATGCAGATTTACATTACGGAAAAGGATTCTATGAATTTCATGAAAAGATTGTAGATAAACTAACAAATGATAAAAAAGGTTTATTTCTACTTCATGGAGAACCGGGAACAGGAAAAACTTTTTACATTAGATGTCTGTTATCAATATTAGCATCATCTAATAAATTTGTGCTATATATTCCACCAGGAATGATTGGATATATAACATCTCCAGAACTCATGACTTATATTTCAGATATGGTATCTGAAAAACGTTTAGACGATAAACAATGCATAATTCTATTAGAAGATGCTGATCCATTACTAGTTTCAAGAAATGGTTTAGATAGAACTGAAGGTATTACCAATTTGTTAAATATGACTGATGGTTTATTAAACGACATGTTAGATATTCAAGTTATAGCTACATTTAACACAAATCTTACAAGTTTAGACAGCGCACTATTACGTCCTGAACGTCTTGCTGCACGAAAAGAATTTAAACGTTTAACTGTACAAGATACAAATATCCTACAAAAACATCTTGGATTAGAAGAAACGAAAGATGCAAAAACATTAGCTCAAATATATAGTACATCAAATAAACATGAAACTATACTTCATGAGTATATTGAGAATAAAAAAACAATAGGATTCAAATGAAATGCTGCGGTAAAAAAGAACCTTTTAATAAATCATCTTTAGTAAAAGCTGGTAAGTCTATAATAAAGCATTATACAACTCCTGAGTATAATGCTTTTGCATCAGATGAAATAAAACAAGCAAGAATAGAAGCATGCAATAATTGTGACATGCTTGGAGAGTTTTTCGGAAAAAAACAATGTAAAGAATGTAAATGTTTTATTGAACCTAAAGCTGCATTAATAGATCAAATATGTGAACATCCAAACGGAAGCAAATGGGAAAAATAAAAAGTGAAGAATACAACGTACCTGTATTAGAATTTGATACACCTGATTTATTTCATAGTTATATTTTAAATGAAAAAGGATGTATGTTTGATCATATAGTACAAGCAATAGAATATGCTATGTGTAATGATATTGAGAATATAGACGTAATTCGTGCCGAAATCAAAGAACCATATAGCGCAGTCACAATTCAAGCAAGATCATTTGAATGGGAAAAAACTTTGAACTATGCAATGAAACATTATATTAAAAAGGAATACTTTGAACAATGTGCAAAAGTTAGAGATTTATTAGAGGAATTAGTAATAACAGAATAATGTTTTTAGAATCATTAATAAAATTAGCAGAAATAGTAGATCATTATAAAAGTAATAATGAGATTTTAATAAATGAAGAATTTCATAATGAAACTGAAGAATTGATAAAATCTCAAACAGATTTTTTGATGAATGATCTGGAATTTAAAAAGGATAATCCTGGACCATATTCTTTTGGTTTCGGAAATTTAGAATTGAATATCTTTTCTCCGGATCAAACCGATATTCAAGAATGGGCAATGATTGTCAGAAAAGATGGTGAACAAATGAATTATAGATTCAATTCAATGCTTGGATTTATGAAAGTATTAATAATGGCAATAAACGGACAAACGGATGGCGATAAATAATCATGAATTTTATATGCAAACAGCATATAATTTGTCTAAACAATCGCATTGTGTATCGAAACAAGTTGGTGCAGTCTTAGTCAGTGATGGTAGAATCATTTCTATGGGGTATAACGGGTCACACCCGGGAAATATTAATTGCAACGACAATTTTAATAGTGATAATTTTAATTTCGACGAACATCATAAATGGTCTGTTATTTATGAAGTTCATGCAGAAATGAATTGCTTATCGTTTGCAGCAAAAAATGGGATCAGGGTAAATGGTTGTGACCTGTATGTTACATTAAGCCCGTGTCAAGACTGTCTTAAAAATTTAATACAAGCTGGTATTAAACGGATATTTTATTTAGTTCAATACCATAGAAATGCTATTCCTATAGAACTTCAAAAATATATGGACGATAATAATATAGAAGTTTGCAAGTTCATTCCACAACATATGTTTTTAAATGAACACGATACTATTGTCGAATATGAGAGGCATGCACATGTTTTTAGTGAGCATATAAAAAATTCACTGAAATATGACATGCGAAATAAACTTATATCTATAGATGATATAACATCAACATTTTATTCAACGAGAGTTTTTGATGAAATGCTTTTTGATGAACCTAATTTAGAAAAACTAATTATAAATAAAATAAAAAGCAATGAGCAATAGATTATTAACAGAAATTTTAAGACCTAAGAGTGTAGAACAATTGATTCTGCCTCCGCGTATTATGAATGCCATAAGCGATAAAAATCTAAAACAGAATTTTTTATTTTATGGAACTCCTGGTACAGGTAAAACAAGCACAGCTAAAGTATTAGCATCCAATTATCCATATCTATATATTAACTGTTCTGATGAAACAGGAGTAGATGTCGTAAGAGAAAAAATAAGTAAATGGTGTTCAACGGTTTCTGTTCTTGATGGAGAAGAAAAATTAAAGGTAGTAATACTTGATGAGGTTGATGGTGTTTCTGAACAATTCTTTAAAGCATTAAAAGGAAACATTGAAAAATTTGCTGAACAAGCAAGATTTATTGCTACTAGTAATTTTGTGAATAAAATTCCCGAAGCAATTTTATCGAGATTTTCATGTATTAATTATGATTATTTAGATAAAGAAGAAGAACAAATTGTTTATAAAGAACAAATTAAAAGAGCTTCTATCGTTCTAAGTAAATTAAACATTCAACATGATCCAGATGCTGTTAATGAATTAGTTAAACGTTCATTTCCAGACATGAGAAAACTGTTTAACAGAATCCAAACTCTTCAATTAAGTGGTGTAACTTCTTTGAGTAAAGAAGCAATCATGAAAACTGATTGGTCATTTGAGGATATTTTCACTTTATGTGCAGGCGCGCCTGATCCTTATAAAAATTATACATTCCTTATAAATCAATACGGTTCAAGAGTTGATGAAGTATTAGATGCTTTAGGGAGCGAATTTCCTAAATGGTTAGAAGAAAAACATACTGCAAAAATAAAATATCTTCCAAACATAATCGTCGAAGTTGCTAATTATCAAGCACAAAGAGTTCAGGTTATTGATTCTTCGATATCAATGTTAGCATGTATTTTCCGAATTCAAACAATTTTAAACAATTAAAGTTATGATAAAAACATTTGATGAATTTAATATATCGGAAAATGAAGGACATCATTCATATGGTTGTGCAATGTTATATTTTATTTTTGATAAAATTGATGATATTCAATCTGAAATTGACGAAGATGATTTAATAAATGATGGATTTGAAAATGATCCACATGTTACATTATTGTATGGTTTACATAAAGAAGTAAATGATACTGAAGTTTTTGATATAATAGATGAATATGATATTCCAACATTGGAATTATATAATATATCTGCATTTAAAACCGATGAATATGATGTATTAAAATTTGATGTTAGACAATATATGGAAGAATATTCTGAAAAAGATGATATATTATTTAAAATTAATAAATCTCTGTGTAAATTACCATATACATCAGATTTTCCGGATTATCATCCACATGCAACAATTGCATATTTAAAAGCTGGAACAAGCAATAAATACATAAAACAATTAAAAGATTTAACATATAAAGTTAAAGCTAATAAAATTGTGTATTCTGCTCCAACTGACACTGACGATATTATTACAACTAAAAAAATATAATTATGGCAATGGAATTATTTGATTATGTAAAGGTTGTATTTTCTAAAAATGAAAAAGCATGGAAAGAACTAAATGATGTTGATAAGTCTAGAAATTTTTTCATGTTAAACCGTTTCATGTCAATTAGATACCCTATGCAAGCATTGGCATTATCACCATTACGTGTACATATGCCATCTGTATCTAATTATTGGCATAGAACTATGACTCAATTACATGGAGGACCTGTTCCAAAATGGATATATGCTAAAACACTTAAAAAGAATACTGATCCGAAAGTTAAAATGCCAACTGATAAAATGATACGGTGGTATTGTGAAAAGAATGAAATGTCAGAATCTGATTTTAATAGACATGTCGAATTTTTTGGAAATGACTTCTTAAAAGAAATTTTACAATTAGAAAAAGTACTAAAATCACAAGGAGTAGTCTAAATTGTACATTGCATATAAATAAAAAGCTGGAAGAATCTTCCAGCTTTTGTTGTCTCTATAGAGTTAGATATATAGTAATAAATATATATCTCAAGAATGATTAATTGTTCAGTAACACAAGATCCGAATACTCTATACACATCAGGCGAATATATCGTATTATCAAGCACAGATTCATATAATTATGTTCAGTTATTTACAAAAATAAACGAAAATTATACAGACACTGGAACAGGTACTATTCTTAAAAAAGAATTTCGATATTCATTTGATAATGATACATATTCAGAATTTCAGGAATTGACATTAGAAAATTTGCAATCAATAGGAGAGCAGATTCAAGTTTTCGTTCAATTCAGATATACACTCATGACAGGTGGACCAGTGACATTTGCGAGTGTTACATTGGATTATACATCATCTCAAGAAGGTGTCCCATTGGCCTCCCTATACACCCCTGCGAACGCTACACCATCATTCATTAAATCAAATTTTCTTTGGAACCCATATAACCTCGATAAGGCTGTACAGTTATATAAAGATTTGAATTTAATGGTCAATAATTTATTTGGTCATGATGTACATTATTATAGAGCTTTACCAGATGGTAGAAATAAAGATGTGTTTTTAATGGAATACCCATTATACGAACATGATGATAAAGTTTGTATGAAAGTAGTTGTTCCAGAAAATGCATTCCCTGACAATAAAATGTCAATGGGTCCCTTTGGTGTTGATTTTGAAATGCCGTTTGAAGTACAAGTAGATAAAGCATATTACCAAAAGATTTTTGGTGAAGGTTCTGGACCACAAAAAAGAGACGTTATATTCTTTCCACGAACTAACAGAATATATGAAATATCAAGTGCATATTTATATAGAGATTTTATGTACGTTCCATTATACTTCAAAATTACTCTAATTAAATGGTTGCCAAAATCTAATGTTAAACAAACCGAAGAAGTTGATATACTTCAAACATTTACTGCGGATCAGGAATCATTATTTGGAGAGCAAATTGAGCAAGAAAAAGAACAAATTACAAATCCACAACAATTTACCGTGGCGCATATCGATGAAGATCCTGTACGTGATTATCTTGATATTAATCAACCAACAGATGATATTAAATTGCTAAACTATTATAACATATTAGCTGAATATTATTACAAAATGGATGCATTAATATCAGATGAACAGATTGTTCTTGATGTTGATGGTGAGTTTGAAACTAACACATTATATTACGTTAGATATTCTCCAACATCTATACAATCAGATGAACAATATTATTACTCAATGAAACGATTGTATTACAATGGTTTAAATGTAGATAATAAGCCAATATTTACACATCAGACAGGTACTTCACAAATACAGTCGAGTTTCCCATTATATTCAGTATTCAATGAGTCATCTACATTTGGTATATATGCTACCGACTATACTGGGTTAACAAGCGATGAACCTATTGCTACATGTGATGTTAATTTAGAAAGATATAACAAAAAAATAGTTGAATATAAAATCACAAATGATTTTTCATCAATCGAAGACAGAGCATATAGTGCATGGTTTAGAATACCTACTCGTACTGTTACTAATAATAATATTACTTCATTTGAATTAGAGCCATACTCAAGAGAATTGACTATTGCATTTGATCGTCCTATTACACTATATCATGGAGATTATGTTGCTATAGATAGACGTTCTTCAACTGGATTTGGTTTATTTGGAAATGTCGTAAATATAATATCGGAAAGAAGTGTTGTTATTCAGATAGATCAAACACTACTTGATTATGTTCAAGTTGGATTCCCTAATTGGCAAACTTTTACTGATTTAAAATGTATGAAAGACTATCCAAAAACATTCATAAATGCAATGTCAAATGGTCTTGGTTTTAAAATCGAAATGTTTGGAAATAGACATGTTAGAATAACTACCAATGATACATATACATATCATAGTATGTTATCAACAAGTGCTGGTTTAACATATGATAAATGGTATGCATTATATGTCAATTTTAGTAATATGTTTAAACAACTGACGGTGAATATATGGCAAATGCAATGGGATGCGGCAACAAACTTACCGGCAACAACTGATCTACAATTGGTAATGAATGACAATAAATCATTAACAAACGTAGAACGTTCATCATGTACTAAGTTCTATTTAGAACCGTCATATATGGATTTAACAAACATTAGATTATTCACAAGAATAACGGAAACAGATAAACAACCACTCGTATTAAATCAAAATATAGTAAAAGATGCTCAGTGGGCATTAATAATTGATAATGCACTTCCGCAGACTAAAGCACCATTGATAGGTTATACGAGATAATACATAATATATGAACAAAGACGAAATATCAGAAATTAAAAGAAAGGCAAAAGAATTAGAAGATATTCTATTGACAACTGACACTACTAATGTGACTGATGGGACTGGTGTTTTACCTCCGATTTCTACAGCTAAACCATTAGATTATGATGCAGTTAAACGTGAATGTGACGATAAAGCAGATTCTATCGTTGACTCGATAGTATCAATGTACATTCCTGAAGACTTCGCAAAGAATCATGATTATGTTAGTGAAAAGATGAGTATTGACAAAATTACTCTTTCAAGTTTATTATTCCAAATGACTACAGCTGAACATGCGTTAAAACGTCTGCTGGAAGAAATAGATGCAGCAAATGTTAATCAAAAAACGTTTAGTGATTTAGCTGCATTACAAAAATCTAAAATGGAAATTATTAAACATTTTGCATCATTTATGGTGACTATGGAAAATAATTACAAATCATTAAAATTTGATTATCATAGTAATACAGTAGAACATAAAGGAATTGAAGGTAGACAACATCAATCAATGGAATCTATTGGACAAGGAAATATTTCTGATTTTAGTGATTTTGGAGATGTTAGTGGTGAAACTATAACGAAATTCAGAGGAACTAAACATTTGCTAGAAGGCATTCAAAATGAAATGTCCGAAATAAAAACAGAAGATAATGGCAAAGAATAATCCGAATAGAATACAATATACAACAGAAGCTGATAATGAAGAGTTCAGAAGAGTATGGACCAGTATAAAAGTTGATGACTGTATTAGTATGATCGAAAAATATGGAGAAGCCCCTGGTGGCAATCCATTTTTAGATAATGATACTGCATTAAGACAGGCTGATATTGTATTTGAGTATACACTAGAAGAAATAGAAGAAATTAGAAGGTGTGCAAATGATGTAATATATTTTGGGAACACTTACTGTAGAGCTATGACTGATGAAGGTGTACAAAATATCGAGTTACGTGATTATCAAGAACGTGTATTAAAAAGTTTTCAAGATAATAGATTTAACGTGTTTCTTGCAAGTCGTCAGATTGGCAAGTGCTTCATTTCCAACACTTTAGTGAATATTAGACGTGGAAATAAAACACAAGAGATACCGATTTATGTATTATTTTATGCTCTTATAAAACGACAGCGTAAACTAACTTTCTATGAAAAACTTAAAATTAAATTATATGATATTGAGAGTTATCTGACATATAGCAAGATATATAAACTGGATATTTAAAACTTTATATTTATTTCTATAATATTTTTAAATTTAATATATGAAAAATACAAAAGCAATATGTAAAGTATGTGGTAAAGAGTTTATGACGCATAAAAACAAGTTTTGTTCGCCAACATGTAGAAATATAGATACTGCTAGACGTAAAGCAGAATCTATAACTGGTGTAGAAAATATTGATTATGTTATTTGTAGATGGTGTGGAATGAAAGCTAAAAGATTATATTTAGGACATTTTAAAACACATCATCCAGGTAAAACATCTGAAGATTATAAAAAAGAGTTTCCAGATGCACCATTAGCATGTAAGACGGATAATATGAATATTGCACAAGGATATGTTAGGTATTCACAGTCTGATAAAGGTAGAAAGGAATTGTCTGAGAGAGTATTGGGTTGTAAAAACCCAAATTCCAATATCAATGCATCTGAACAAGATAGAAAAGAAAGATCTCCATTTTCCAAAGAGTTTTATAAAAAGAGAGGGTTTTCAGACGATGAATCTACTTATGAAGTTAAAAGTTTCGCAAAAGAAGCATTGAAAGATAGAATAACATCTACTCAATTAGAATATTGGATTAGAAAAACTGATGGTGATGAAGATCTTGCAAGAGAGCTTTTACATAAAAGACAAGTAACATTTTCATTAGATAGATGCATTGAAAGACTGGGTAAAGAAGAGGGAATAAAAAGATGGAATGACCGTCAAGAATTATGGAAATCTAAAATATTTAATAATGATACATGTATAGCTGTAGGAACTTCTAAAATTTCAGTTGAATTGTTTAATAAAGTAAAAAATGAAACTACAATGTCAGAGTTCTATATACGAAATTCAGAAGAATGTTATGTGTATGATATTAGACAAGGTAATAGATTGATAGAATTTAATGGTGATTTTTGGCATTGTAATCCAGAATTTTTCAAAGAAGATTATATACATCCAATAAAAAAACAGACTGCAAAACAAATATGGGAGCATGATTCTAAAAAAATAGAAGCAGCAAAAAATAGAGGATTTATTGTAATGACTATATGGGAAAAGGAATATAAAGAACATTCCGACGATGTCATAAAAAAATGTATAGAATTTTTAAATGAATAAAATTAAAAAAATATTGATCATTTGTATTAAAAATTTAATACAAATGATCGAACAATATGAGTTTAAACATCTTCAATTGGATGAAGATGATATTGATAAAAAAATAATAGATTCATATTCCTTTTCGGAAACTGAATATTTAGTAGAATCAGATTCTGGATATGTTCCATTAGCTAGTGTTTTTCAGACACAACCGTATAGAGAATGGAAATTAAACACATCATCTGGAAAAGAAATGTCATGTGCAGATCAACATTTATTTTTTACACCAGATGAAAAAGTTATACGAACCGATGCTTTGTATAGTGGAGATGAGATATTGACATCAGATGGCATTGAGAAAGTTATATCTTGTTATCCAACAAAACACGTATCTTCAATGTTCGATATAGAAATAATGTCAGCTGATCATAGATGTTACACTAATAACTTATTGAGTCATAATACGATAACTTCTGCAATATTTATCACATGGTATTTATTATTCAATATTGATAAAAATGTTATTGTTCTTGCGAATAAGGCTGGTACTGCTGCAGAAATTATTGATAAGATTAAAACAATCATTAAAGGTGTTCCATTTTTCATGAAGCCTGGTGTTTTACAAAATAATGTAATGACAATGAGATTCGATAATGGATGCAGATTAATAGGGCAGGCTACTACAAAAACAGCAGCAATTGGTTTTACATTACATTTAGTTTATATGGATGAGTTTGCTCACGTACAGCCAACATTTCTTGAACCATTTTATCGTTCAGTATATCCTACTATTGCAGCATCTAAAATATCAAGAGTAATTATAACAAGTACACCAAATGGTAGAAATAAATTCTTTCAAATATATGATGGTGCAGTTCGAAAAGATAATGAATATGTGCCACTGCGAGTCGATTGGTGGGAAGTACCAGGGCGTGATGATGCATGGAGAAAACGAGAAATTGCCAATTTAGGTTCCGAGGAAATGTTTAATCAAGAGTATGGAAATCAATTCTTGGCTGGTGATTCATTATTGCTTGGAGGTAATGCGCTTAGAGCAATGAGAAAAATTTCTAAAAAATATGTACATAAAGAGATAAGTGATTTTGAGGATGCAGATATAAATTATAAAGATTTATTGTGGAATCCATCATTTAGCTTGTATGACATTCCAGATTCTAAATTTATATTTTCAATTGATATCGCAGATGGTGCAGGAAAGGATTATAGCATTATTAACATTTTCATGATAGAAGCTATGAGTAAGGCTGCTATTAGAAAAATGTCTGCTGATAGAATAGTTGACGAAGCAAGTTTCTTTAGACTTAAACAGGTTGGTCTATTTAGATCAAATAAAGCAGGTGTTGATGAATTGGCGAAAATATGTGACATACTTCTATTTAAAGTATTTAATCCTGATAATGTTCGTATTTCATTAGAAATGAATTTTAAAGGAGATTTGTTTGTTGAAAAGATTTCAAATAACGCTGAATATTATGAAGAAATATTACTACATACACGTCATAATATAAAGACAACAAAAGAAAGCATAGGCATTAAATTACATGAACACAATAAAATGTATTTTTGTAGAGATTTACGTAAATTGATATTAGAAAAACGTGTAATGTTAAATGAATCTGAAACATTTGATGAAATGAATGACTTTGGAGTAAATAGTAGAGGAAGTTATACATCTCAATCATCTCATGATGATATTGCAATGACATGTGTTAATTTGTCTCCAATGTTAAGTTCATACTCATATTCTGAATTGGTAGAAGAAATCATCGATGATTTACCTAATGATCATAAGCAAGCAATGCAGAAGAAATTAGAGAATATCGATAGAGCTGAAGATGTATCGTTGTTTGACGCTATGAAGTCAAAAGCAAAGTACCCGTATGTATAGAGCTTGAGAAAAGTCTATAAATGAGTAAGATATATAAGTTAAAGAAAAAATAATAAAATTTAATATGGCAAAAATAAGACTTGACTTATCACAATTTAAAGCATCAGGTATTTATACTGTAGAATTTGATGCATCCGAAAGTGTGGTAGTTAATACACAGACAACAAGATTGGTTGTAGGTTTCTCTAAAAAAGGACCTATTAATGCGCCAGTATTCTGTCAAGACCCTAAAACTGCTAGAAGAATATTCGGTGATATTGACAGAGATTTAGAGAATAAAGGATCATTCTTTCATAGAAGTTTATTCACATGTCTTGAAACTGGACCATGTTTTGCATTAAATTTGATGCCGTTAGATAATGATATTGATTCTCCAACTGCGGATTATGATACATATAAAAGTATGTCTTTAAGTGTATCTGAAGCAAATGGATCATTAGAAAAACCATTATACAGTTCATACTTCAACAAAGAAAAATTTTACTATGCAGATGCAGATTACTTCTTGGCTACTGTTAATTCAAGTACATCTCCAAATGCAGGTAAATTATTCAATATCACTAACTTAGGTCAAACTCCGTTTAGTATAATTGTTAAGAAAACTGGTGATCTTCAAGGTTTTAATGTAACCGCAAGAGATTGGTATGGTCAAGATAATATCCCTGCATATATTAAAGAATTTGATTTTATTTCTGACTATTTTGTAAATATTGATATAGTAGCTGGAGATTGGACAGACTTTGAAACTCTTTCTGTTGACCCAATATATTCTACTTATTTCAATAGCAAAGGTATTATTAAAGAACAACTTTCAGCATTCTTAAATGCACCAACTGTAACAAGACTTGGTTCATTCCAAGGATCATTAATTCCTGATCTTATTGATAATAATGGAGTTAATCACTCTTTAGATACTATAGTTAATGCCGCAATGGCTACAACAGGTCTTTTCTTAGCCATAGATAGAGATGCTTTAACCGATTACGATCCTACATCATTATCAACAGTAGGAAGATTTGATACTATTGGTCACTCACTTATTAATAGTGATACAACACAAATCGATTTCTTGTCGTATAAGTTTCTTGCAAGCGAATATGCAGATAACACTGAAAATTTAATCAATACAGTAGTTAATAATACATTCACTATTGATTTTGGACCTTCAGCATCAGCTAATTTACCAGCAGGTCTTGGAGCAACTGGAGCATCTTATGATCCGGCAGCAAATGGATTTGGTCTTTCTGGCGCGGCTGCATATTACACAAGCTATTATGGATCTGGAAACAATGGTAAATTCAATAACGTATTGAATATTAGAAAAGAAGCTTTATCAACAACACAATATTCTCAGTTATCTAATCTAAAAGCAGGTTCATCTATTGCACTTAAGGGAGCTGCTGGAGCAACACAATATGCAACTATTGCATCAGTTAATGAAGTATTGATTGGTTCAGACATTAGATTAAAACTTGGTATTGCACATCCAGATAAACAAGATGAAGGAACTGCAACACCTAAAACTATATTAGAAGTTGGAACTGACTATATCATTGTAGGTGGTACGGCAGCTGGAACAGATGTTAATGTAGGTGATTTCATCTATGCAAAATATAATACTACAGTTCAGTATTTTAAAACTACTGCATTAGGAACTACAGCATATGGAGCAACTACTGATAATGCTTCAGTATTATCAATAGACATTACAAATACTGAATATAATGGTTCTGCTATCGATACAATTAATACATTATACACTGTAAATTATGGTTCATTATTTGATGTTATTGAATCACCAGATTCAACTAACATAAATGAATTAAAAGTAATTTACAAACCTGATGTATTAAATTACACATCAGTATCTGGAGGAGAATCATATTATACTGGTTATGAATTTTCAACATTATACCAAGATTTCAACAGTGGAGTATTAACTACTGGTGATAAAACTTATGTTTTAGCATTAGGTGATACGCCGTTATATTTACAACCAACATTTGGTGTTGATACAGATGCTGTTAAAACAATTACAGTTAAAGCATATTATGATGCAGCTTTAACAATTGGATATACTGGAGCTTGGGATTTTGGAGACATTGTTGATTCTACTGGAGCTACTATTACACCAGATGCATTTAGAATATACAGTTTAACCGGAGATTTTGTTTCTACTGTTGGAGCTACTGGATTTAATTCTACTAGAACTACATTCTATGTAACAGCAGCAGATCAATCTAAAATATCTGTTGGACAATTTTTAGTAGCAGATCCTACTAATTCGGGAGATCCATCTAAATATATCTTAACAAGAGTTCTTACTAAGAAAACAATTTCTTCTGGAACTTATACTGGATATTATCAAGTAAATGTAAATCAACGTTTAGCAAATTATGGTGCTAACGTAGTAAGATATAAAACAATCGATCAAATGGCTCCGGCTTATCAACCAACATATCTTTCTGGATTTAAAATTACTTCATATCATGTGCCAAATGGTTCAGATGCTCAGTTAACTAAGATTCTTAATCTTTTAGACCCAGCATATTCTGGATTATCTTCAGCGCTTGAAAGTAGACATATAATTTCGTTTAGATATATTATTGATACATTCAATGGTGGATTGCAACCTCAATCAGCACCAAAGAATATCATTTCTAAACTTGCAATGAGAAGACAAAAATGTATGGCTATACTTAATACTCCTTCTATCAAGAAGTTTTCAACAAGTACAGATCCAAGATTTACAGAACTTCCAACTGCAACTGATCCTAAACCGATCTTAAATACAGCATATATTGCAGATGGTGGTAATCTTTCATTGAGTCCATCATTTACATATTCTCTTCCAGATGAAGAAAATGGTTCAAAATTTGCTGGTTTCTTTGCTCCTTTCTTAGTAATAAGAGAGAACAATAAGAATATCTCTATTCCTCCAGCGGCAGATGTTTCTAATAACTTTATTAGAAAATTCATCAATGGACAACCATATTCAATTGTAGCTGGTCCTAGAAGAGGGGTTCTTTCTAATCCATTAATTGTAGGATTAGAATATGATTTTTCCGATACAGATAGAGAATATTTAGAGCCAATGGGTTGGAACCCAATTGTGTACAGAAGAGGTACAGGATATATGATTTATGGTAACCAAGCAGCGTATCAAAAAACATTATCCGCTTTCAATAACTTACATGTAAGAGACTTACTTATAACTATTGAAGAAGCAGTTGAAGATATATTGGCAGGTTTCATATTCGAATTCAATGATGCTTCTACAAGAACTCAGATTAAATCTATTGTAGATGCTTATTTGAATAATGTTAAATCTAATGGTGGAGTTTATGCATTCGCTACCATAATGGATGGAACAAATAACACAAATGATATAATCGATCAAAACTTTGCAATTATCGATATAGGTATTGAACCAGTAAGAGGAGCACAAAAATTCATCAACAGAGTTACAGTTCTTAAAACTGGTGGTATTGCAAGTGGAGGATTTACAGTAGCATAATGAAATTGGGACCAAGTTGGTCCCATTTTTATACTTTAAAAAAGATATATAACTAAAATAATACAAAATTAAATATGGCAAAGCTTCCACATTATCGTAATTCCAAGGCAGCAGTAGGAAATTTCGAACCAGTATACTTAAACTTGTTTGAATTAACTATACAGCCACCATTAGGCATGTCTGGTTGGGATACTCCATTATTAATGGAACAAGTAATTAAAGTTTCAGGCCTAGATGTTGACAAAGTACCAGCAGCAGGTGTTGAACAAACATATAAAGGTTGGACTAGATCTTACTCAAACTCAAAATTAGATCAAACCTTTGTTGACATCGTTGTTGATTTTGAAGTTAACTTAGATGATTCTAACTCAATGTATATGTACAATGGACTTAAATCATGGTGTAACCGTGTGTTTGACCCGTTAACTGGTGCAATGAGTCTTAAAAAGGATTATGTCGGTGGTCCTATGATTATTGAATCATATAACAGACAAGGTGATGTATTTAGACGTTATACTTTTGAAACAGTATGGCCAACTACAAACATCAATACTCTTGAACTGGATTATATGTCTACAGACAAATACACTATTACAGGTTTTACATTTAGAGCTGATTATTTTGATAATCTTACAGCATAAAAATACTTGATACTAATAAATAAAAGGTTCTGACTTGCGTCAGAACCTTTTTATGTTTAACGATATAATCTAAAAAATATTTACAGAATGACAGATATTACAGATACAAACTCACGAGAGTTTGATGTTGAGGCAACTAGAATTTTGAAAGAAAAAGGAGCTTTTGGTGAAGCAGGATCTGAATTCTTAGCTGATAACGTAAAAAAATCACTGGGTAAAGCTAATTCAACAATGGTTGATCATTCATCTCCATCATTAATTGATGAGATTGGTTGGATTCGAGTAAAACCAGAAACATTACCATCTCAAGGTATATTTTATCCAGTGGGTACTGAATTTACTATTAGAGCTGCAGCGGCGGCAGAAATTCGTCATTGGTCAACATTAGATGAAGATGACATTTTAAGTTTAGATGATGCACTAAATAAGTTAGTCGATAAATGTTGTAGAGTTAGATTTCCAAATGGCACAAGAGGTTCATTTAAAGATATTAAAGAAATCGATAGATTTTTTATAGTATTTGCTATCAGAGAATATACATTTAAAAAAGGAGAAAATGAACTTAAAGTTACATTTAAATGTCCATCTGATTCTAAAAATGATACTGTGTCTATTAAAAAAGAAATGTTAAATTACTATGTTCCAGATGAAGAACTTCAAGCAAGATTTTCAGAAGAAGAACGTTGTTTTCATTTAAAACTTATAAATGGTGAAGAAGTACGTTTATATTTACCTACACTTGGTATTATGAACTATATTAAAAACTATTTAAAAGAAAAATCAAGAATGAAAGAGGATTATGATGAAGCTTTTATTAAATGGGCTCCGTTTATTTTCCCTGATTGGAGAATATTGAATAATGACTTATTCAATAAAACATTACAAGATTCTCATTCTTGGTCATTAGATAAAATTTCAATTGTAGATTGGTTTGTAGATAAAATGCAAAAAACTGTACATGCGGAATTAAAACATAATTGTTCTGTGTGTGGTTCTGAGGTGACCGCACCAATATCATTTCCAGGAGGAGTCAAAAGTCTTTTCCTTATTTCAGATATCGCTTCAAAATTACTATGATCTTAGAGCGTCACTTCTTAAATATTCACACCTTCAACCTTCAGAGATGGATAAACTTCCATTCTTTGAACTTGAAGAGTTGTTGGATAGTTTAAAAGCTTTAGCTGATAAGGAAGAAGAGGAAAGAAAAAAACAGGAAAGTGGTTCATCGATGTCAATGAGTCCAAGCTCGATGACAAGACAGATGCAAAGTTCTATGCCTAAAATGCCTAGAATGCCAAACTTAAACTTTTAATAAAAAACAGCAGATATTGTTAATTCAGTATCTGCTGTTTTTATTTTAGAGAGATGGATATATAAATACAAAAAGAATCTATTTTACACTGTGACAGATAAACAATCACAACAATTAATAGGATTATCTTCATCAATGGATAAAACGTTAAAGAGCATTGAACGTTCTTTAACAAAAAAAGAAGATACTTCCAAAACATCAAAAGGTAATTCTGTTGGAGCAGTTGCTGGTTTAGGATCGAGTGCTCTAGACCTTGCTGTTGCTACATCTAAAATTAATAAAAAAGGTGCAGATGTTATTGTATCATTTACAGAAGCTCTTGTTAAAGTTGTTGAAGGAATTGATCCAGAAAGTCTTAAAGGATTTGATGCTTTGGCTGTTGGTATTTCTACATTAACAAAAACAATGAAAGACTTTGTGATGGTAGGTATGGCAGCGCCTCTTATATTATTAGGTGGTATTGTTACCAAGAAAATTGTTAGTATGTTTGCGTCTATTGGAGAGAAGCATAAAGAAATAAAACAAGCTGGTAAGGCGATAGATGACCTTGGCAAAGGAATTTTACATTTAACATTAGGCATATCAACACTGAGTTTAATGTTGATGGTAGTGCCTCCTAAGATAATAGTCGGTGGTGCTGCTACTATAGCATTATATGGTATGGCTGTTGCACTTGTAGGTAAAGCAGATGAAGCCGTTGAACATGGATCACGTTCATTACGATTAATGGGCTTGGGGTTATTTGCATTTTCTGTGGGATTATCTTCATTTATGTTATCTTTAATACTCGTATCAATACCTAAAATTATAGAAGGTGTAGCAGTATTAGCTGCATTTACTGGTGTATTTTGGGCTATGGGTAAATTTGAGAAAGAGATTGCAACAGGTGCACTTACATTAATACTCGGCATTTCTGTTGGTTTATTCTTATTCTCAGGTGCGTTGATGGTGTTTGGTGTAGCTACTCAAACATTAGGTTGGGAAGGTATTGCAATGGGTACTGCAGTACTCGTTGGATTAAGTGGAGCAATGTATGGTATTGGAAAATTTGAAAAAGAAATAAGCAAAGGCGCACTTGTATTAGATGAAATGGGTGTTGCTTTATTATCGATTGGCGCTGGTTTATTCATGTTTGGATTAGCCGTTCAATTATTTGATTGGGAAATGGCAGCAATCGGTGGATCTATTATAGTGGGATTAGGATTGGCTTTTGCACTTATTGGTAATTTTGCAGGAAAAATTGCACCAGGTGTAGCAGCTATGACAGAAATAGGTTTATCATTGGCATCTATTGCTGGTGGTATTTTACTATTTGGTATTGCGATTAAAGCTTTAAAATCAATATTTGAAGATGATTTAGCTGAAGCTGGTGTAATTGCTGGAGCAATAATTATTGGTTTAGGATTGGCGTTTGCGGGAGTTGGTGTTGTTGCTGGTATAATTGCACCTGGTGCTGCAGCTATGATAACTGTTGGATTTGCATTAATGTCAATTTCTGGTGGTATTATGTTATTGGGTCTTGCTATTAGAGGTCTTAAAGAAATATTTGGAGATGATTTAGCTGAAGCTGGAATAATTGCTGGTACAATAATCGGAGGATTGGGATTAGCATTTGCAGCAATGGGATTTGTTGCACCGTTCATTGTTGTTGGAGCATCGGCTGGTATTATAATGGGTCTTTCATTAGCATCTATATCATTTGGTTTATGGACATTTGGTAACACTATAAAAGGTTTATATGATAAAAATTTAATAGACAAAGATGGAAATATGAAAGGCATAGGAGTATTATCTCAAATGATGTCTGAATTTGCATCTATGTTCTTTACTAGTATCTTTGCATTACCGGGTATAGTAGCAACTATTGGTATGGGTGTATCGTTGATAGTAATATCTAAAGGATTAACAAAAGCAGCCGAAATCGTTGAGAATCTTCCTGGTGGTTTTATGGATAAATTATTCAAAAAAGATGTTGGTATTATTGATGTAATGGCTCAAGGGTTTAAACGAATTGGTCAAGATTATGGTGGAGGATTTTTAGGTAATTTCCTTGGAGCCGATTCATTATCGTTAGGTATTAGAACAGTCAAGGGTATGGGTAAAGCTTTATCTGAAGTGGCTGGTGGAATAGCATCATTTGCTAATTTTGATGAATTTCCAATCCTTAAACCCAATCCGAAAGATCCTTCTAAATTGATATATGGAACTGCAAATATTTTTAATGATATTATTCCAAAAATTCAAGAAAATCTACCTTCTTTATTAACAGCATTAGCTGATGTATTTGGCGGCATAGGTGGTGGATGGTTTGGAGAAGACAGTCCAGTCAAAAAAGGTATTGATGCAGTAGCTGGAATGGGATCTGTTTTATCTGAATTAGCAGGTGGAATCGTTGCTTTTGCAAATTTCAGTAAATTTCCTGTACAAATACCAAGTGAAGATGGTTCTAAATTAATTTATACTACAGTTGATTTATATGCAGAAGTCGATAAAATGACAACTGCACTAATGGGTGATGGAAGTGTTGCTGGAGGTGGAATATTATTTTCATTGGCAAAAGTATTTGCAAAGATTGGTGAAAAATACGCAGGTGGATTCTTTTCAGATAATAAAGTTAAAGAAGGTATTAATGCAGTATCTGGTATCGGTTCAGTTATTTCTGAATTAGCTCAAGGTATTTTAGATTTTGCTGAGATTGATAGAGGTCTTCCTATTTATGATAAAGATGGTAAACCTACAGGAAAATATAAGAAAATAGATTTATTAAAAGTTAACGATACTATCACTAAGATATTAACTACATTGCCTACTGCATTTTCTAAAGTAGACATGGATATGTTAGAAGAGGCACAAGAAAAGGCAAAAAAATATAAACCGATAACTAAACTTGTATCAGAAATGACTGGATTTAATTATGCAGATGCTAGTACAGGTATGGATTCATTCGGAAAAAGTTTAGTAGCATTAGGAACAAGCTTTGCTACATTTAGCAATGGATTTGCTAGTTTTGCGGATCAACTTTCTAAATTTGAGAAATTTGAAAACACAATGAGCAGATTAATAAAAGGTCAACATAAATATAAATTTAGTCTTTTTGCTAAAGATATGGGTACATTTAAGACTGCTGTTAATGCTTTTGATGTTGAAAAATTGAAATTTACAGAGTCAATGATGAAATCTATTGCTATTATTTCTAAATCTCCAGGAAATGTTGCAAGCACTATTAATGGCACTTTAGAGGCAGCATTCAAGGAATTAATTGATGTCATAAAGAAACTTATACCAGAAAGACAAGAATCATCTGGTGTTACATCTACATCAATGAATAATGATGTATTAGAAAAAGTAACTGCTTTATTCCAAGCTAATTCTGGAAATAATTCTGATGGAGATAATGAACAAATGATTGCTGCATTAATGAAAACAATGACATCAATGCAACAAGAAATTTCTCAATTGAATCTTAAATTTGTTAACGGTTCTAATGGTGGAATTTTAATAACAGATATATAAGAAAAAATATATAATACATGAAGTCATTTAATGAAACAATAACAGAAGAAAATTACATAAAATTAAATGAATCAGATTTCAGTTACTTAAATGAATCACAAAAAGATGATGTTCAAGAGATATTGATGAAATTTGGTGACAAAAGAATTGGTGAATTGGATGAAGGCGTTCTCGGTTCTATCATTGGGGGTTTATCCGGGTTTATAGTTGGCCCTGCCATAGGGAAAGTAATAGCAAATGCTCTTGGTATTCAACATGGAATTTTATATGATATGTTGACATCTCGTTTGGTTGGAGCGGCTCTTGGAACAGCGGTAACAAAATATATTGGAGGGAGTAAAAGATGAAAAATTTAAAAAAAGAAAAAAAGCAAAAAAAACAAAGATTTGCAAATATTGAGAACTTCAAAGCTCCAGAATATGTAGTACAACCACATGAAGGAGAAAAGGCATTTTTTATGTTTAAAGCCGCGTTTGATAAAAAGAAAAAAAGATTTGATACAGGATTCTTTTATTAGTCCGAACTATTTCCAAATTTCATATACAAATCAATCCATCCAATACTTATGAGTATTCGCATCATTATAGAAAAAAAATGATATTGTGAAATTGATTTTTTTTTATTTCATTATTTTGTTACTTTGTTCCAAACATTTTTATATGACTACAACATCATCTTTACAACAAATTGCACTAGACTTTATTGACGCTCGAACAGAATCATCTTTTACTGCACTTTATAAACGTTTAAAGCCCGGGTTGACTAAATTCGTAATGAAATATCATCAAGATTCTGACGTCGTTGACGAAATTCTTGCAATAACACTATCCAAAGCATATGTCTTTGTTGACAAATATGATTCACAATGGAATTTTAGTACATGGATTTATAAAATTTGTCAAAATGAGTGTCTAATGGAAATCCGTAGACAAAACTCAAATATATCATTTGAATCTATATCAGATGCAAATATGCCAATGAAAGCAGTTCGCGATTCTGATTGGAAATATGATATGGATTATGAATTTTATGATCATTGTGAATGTATAGAAACAGATTCTCTCTATTCAGATGTATTGGAAGAGATTAAAAATTTACCAGATCATTATAAAGAAATTATTACCGATCGTGTGGTAAATAAAATGAAATACAAAGATATTGCAGAGAAACGTGGTTTAAAAATAAATACTGTACGAAGTAGAATACATTCTGCAAAAAAGGTAATAAAAAATAAATGGGTCGACGCAAAACTAAAAGAAGGTACTACTACCAATATAAATATGGTTGGTGTTACTGTTTTAGATACAATCAATCCTGAGAAGAAAAAGAAAAAAGAGAAAAAAGTATTACAAGAAGTTGTTCGTGATGATAATGACAAATCATTATCTCTAATAGAATTCAAATCTGCAATATATGGTTCAGAAGAAAAAAATGTAAACATCATAGAACAAGTTAAAGATTTTTTCTATAAATATGATAAAATCGTCGTATCGAATAAATTAGCAAATGGTGACCCCTGTAAAGGTCAAAAAAAGAAATTGTATTTAGAATATGAAATTGATGGGATTCCATATTTTGCTAAAATCAATGAAGGAACTCATTACGATTTTATTGTCAAATGTAATCTTAAAAAATAATGGGACTTATAAGAGAAATTAAAAATTGGTTGTATATCAAAAAAACTATCAAACAAGAAATTAAAAAACATGATAGTAAATGGTATGAATATAATTTACGAATAAATAGGCATGGTAGAGTTTATACAGTAGTAAATTTACGTGAAGAAGATATGGGTGACCCTGTTGAGGTACAACAATTTAAAGCGATGGAAAAAATGAAACCTATAAATCAGTATTTATCGGATTTAGATTTTACTGAATTAGTGTTTCCTAGCATTGAATTAATTCCAGAATCACGTTCATATTTAGTTGTGTACTCTCCTATTTTTAATATACTTACATGGCGCAATGTAATTAAATGGTCATTGATAAGTTTAATAAGTATTGGATTAATTGGAACATATATATATGCCTAAACCAAAATTACGCAGATTAGATTCTCCATGTGGAAGAGCATATGCATTAATACGCCCTATTAGTGACGTTAAATTTCTTCCATCTGTTACTACAATCTTATCTTTAATGCCTTCAACATATTTAACAGATCTTGAAAATGAATTAGGTAAAGATTTGTTAAAAGAACTTGGTGAAAAAGGCGCATCAAGAGGAACTGCAATGCATGAATTTCTTGAAAATTATCTTATTTGTATTAAACAAAAAGGCGATAAAGATACATGTTTATTGTATACACAACGTAAAAGTACATCTAACCTTCTAAATGATATGGAGAAACCTCGTATCGATGAAGGTCGTTCATTGTTTTATAATCTATATCATTCAAACATGTTCGATAGAATAAAAAAGGTTATTTATACTGAACAATTTTTATACTCGACTAAATATCTGTTTGCTGGAACAGTAGATTTAACATACATTAATGTAGACAATTGTATAATTATAACAGATTTTAAGAGTGCTTCTAGAGAACGTGAAGGTGAAGTTATAGAAAAATATAAATGTCAAATTGCAGCATATACTCTTGCATTTGAAGAAATGTATAATAAAGAAGTTTTTGGTGGAGAAATATGGTTATCACATCCAGATGGATTGCAAATAATTGATATTTCTAAAGACGATTTAAACTTAAAGAAAATAGAGTTCATCAAATTATGTGAAACATATCATTCTATGTGGGACACAAAACCTTTTGAAGAACTTTTATATAAAGAGTAAAATAAAATAAATAAATAATGGCAAAATTAAAAGTAGAGTCAGCTAAGTCTGACAAAGAACAAGACAAATTGATAAAAGAAGCTGAAGAAAATCTAAAAGCTTTACGGGAAGAAATGGCAACTAAAAAATATCCAATTGACTTAAAAGTTGATGGTATGAAAATGTTGTTGACATTTATTACCGATGATGCTAAATGGAAATTTACAGAATGTCTTGGAATTATTGAGGTAGAAAGAGAGATTAATGATTGTATTAAAACTGGTAAAGTGGAACTTCCTGCAGTAGCAGTTGAAGCAATTTATTACTACATGAGTAAAGTAGAAGGAGAAGGAAAAAATCCTCTTACTACATCTTTCAAAACATTGGATCAATACATCAATATTCTTAAAGAAATTACAGGTGGTATTGAACTAATTAAAGCCGATGGTGAAAAAATTAGAGAAGCTGAATTTATCTTGGCAGCACGAAGAGAAGGTGTTGACACTGATACGTCAGTAACTAAAGCTCCTAATGAAAAGAGTTAATGATACACATTTAAAATTTAATCAACATTTATCTGAGGATGACGTGTTTTCTTCTATGCTTTATTGTAAACATTTATTAGAAAATAAAGATACATCCTCAGATGAAGAGTTGACAGACTTTATTAATTTCTTTTTTGATGGAAATAAATTCGATGCATTAAATAGACTTAAACAATTATTTATGCATTATAAATTTGAGTACTTTAAGAATCGATTAAACTAAAAATGAAATTTATAAATGAACCTTAAAAAATTAAAATCCATAATAATTGGATTCTTTATAGCAGTCCCATTCTTATCATCAATTATATCTACAATCCACTTGGTAGATATGTATTATCTCGGAAATCCTAGTTGGATTTCATATACACTAGCTGTTTCAATTGAAATAGGATCACTTGCAAGTTTTTTAACATTATCAATATTATCGAAGCTAAACAAAAGTATTGTATGGCTTGTATTCATCATATTATTTGTGATGCAAATGGTTGGTAATGTTTATTTCACATACGATTGGATTTCTAATAAAATTGCAGATACACCAACATGGTTAAACAATTTTAAAGAAATGTTAGAATTTTTTGTATATTCTACAATTCCATTACCTACTGTAAAAATGATACTTTCACTTGTTATCGGTATTCCAATCCCTTTAATTTCTGTATTGTTATTAAAATCTCTTGCAGATTATGTTGGTGATGATTCAATTGAACCATCGACAGCTCCAGAAGTTAAGTCTAATGTTGAACCAGAACCTACAGTTGAACCAGAACCTACAGTTGAACCAGAACCTACAGTTGAACCAGAACCTGAAGTTGAACCAGAACCTGAAGTTGTTGAAGAACCTACAGTTGAACCAGAACCTACAGTTGAACCAGAACCTACAGTTGAACCAGAACCTACAGTTGAACCAGAACCTACAGTTGAACCAGAACCTACAGTTGAACCAGAACCTGAAGTTGTTGAAGAACAACCCAGAGTTATTGATATTGAAAAATTATATAAGGACGCCTTTCCTGAAGAAGAACAAATTCAAGCAGAAGAACCTAAAAGAGAAAAATTCTTAGGTATGAGAGGTGAAAAAAAAAATTAAATTCTGATAACACAGAAATCACGTTTGCTGAGAAAAAAGAGTCTGACTCCGAGATACATAATAAAAGGAGTAGACTTCATCCTTCTCTGTATTAAAAATAACGTGAATTAATGTGACTATACCAAGACAAAAATTTGGATTAAATAAATTTTCGACAAGCATCTCAGTTTGTCCAACAAATCCAGATGCTATCAATGTAATAGCATTTCAAAACAATAATTTAGTCGCTATTAATGGGGCAGTAACGAGTATATCTATTCCGTTAGATGATTTCTTTATTCCCGTTAATAGCGCTTCTATGACAAACATTGTTGTTCCCGCCAAAGTAGACAACATTCCATATAAATTAGTAAAAGTTGATTTAGGAAGTATTTACACTTCTTCGAACATTACATGTGCATGCAACAATGCTGGTAGTACTGCTGCATCTGGTAATTCTATTGGACTATTACCAAAGTATCCTTCAGATACTTTAGATGGAGAAACATATTTAGAATGGGCAACTATTGAATCAATAGAAGAAGGAGAACTTTACACATCTGACCCTGTTGGACCGACTGGTACAACTACATCATTTGACATATTAAATATTAACAAAATTGAATTTGCATCAGATGCAAATATTTCATGGACTGGCGGTACTGGACCAATGTGGATTGGTACTGATGGAGGTTTGTTAAAATGGAATAATACTGATATGATATTGAGAAATACATTAAACAGTACAATACCATCAGATTTTGTTAATTCTATTGATGTAAATACAAACATGAAAATTTGGTTAGCAACAGATGAAGGTATTTCATTATTTACCGAGAATGCTGAAATCGAATTTGAAACATATAACATCTCTAATTCAGATATTTTATCGAATAAAGTATATGATATTAAACGTCTATCTGATACTAAAGTTGCAATTGCTACAGATAGTGGTCTTTCTATTTTTGATAAATTATTGAATACGTGGGAAAGTTATACTAAATATAATACGCCGTCATTAACATATAATGTTATAACAAAGCTAAGTATAAATTCAACAACTATTTATATGGCAACTACTGGTGGTGTATTTTCTTATGATACAGAAACATCTACATGGGATTCTTTTACAAGCACTGGAACAACGGGTTGGACTGGTCCTGATGAAGTTTTATCATTAGCTACTACAGGAACAGACTTATATGTTGGTACAACTGGTGGTCTAGTAGTTATTCCTTTTTCTGGTGCAACAGCATCAGTTATAGTAAGTGGAGTAACAGGTCCAGTTTCAAATACATTTTCATCTCTTAGGATAATAGATAATACATTATATGCTGGTCATGATGATGGAATCTCTATTTATAATATAACTAATGCTGAATGGACATACGGTGTGACATCGTCTTTATATTCATCATTAGGTTTAACATCTACAGATATTATTCCAGACTATAACTCTGGATTAACAAGTGGTGAAACTATTTTCTTTGGAAATTCACAAGGGATTAATAAATGGCTTACAACTGGTGCAACATTCAGTCCAGTACCAGAATCTAATAAGGTTACAAATCTATTATTATACTATCCGAATGCTAGCGTTATAGATACTAATATAGGGTATTCTTCTTTGCAGAATATATATCTTATATTTTCAAAACCTATAGATATAGATTCTGTAGGTACATATACAGATTTAACAGTCGGAGGAACTAGTGTATCTGGAGTATGGACATGGTCTAATAATAATACAGTTGCAGAATTTGATCCAACAGAAGAATTATCTAAAGCTACATTATATAATCTAAGTATTCTAAATGGAACGACAGCATCTGACGGGTCATATCTAAAAGAAAGCATAAGTATTAATTTTTATACCGAAGAAATTGTACCAATATTAGGTTGGGAAACAATGGGAAAAATTTTAATGTTATCGGGTACAGAAACACATCCAATAGAGGGAATTTATTTAAGAAATCCTCACGATTTTGATGTACATATAACATCACTAATAGGAAATTAAATTAAATTAAAATAAATTAAAATAATATGGCAACAAACATTAACAGTACAATTCTAGTACCTATGGATTTAAGTCAAGGTGCTAGTGCAATAAATTACACACCATCAATCAATATATGTCCTATATTATCTGTAACTTGTATAGGTGTTACTGGTTCAGGTGTTCTTAAAATAACTCCATTTAGAGCTGCGGATGTTATATTAACAGCTGATACTGGTTCAGGTGCACGTTTACGATTAGCATGTGATGCTATTGGACAAATAACAACAATTGAAATTGCAGCAGGAGGCACAGGCTATCCTGATGGTGCAGTAACAGCTATTATTGATGATCCATATGGCACAGGTGGAATACTGTCTTGTACTGCATCTGGAGGATCAATAACTGCAGCGTCAATTGTTAGTCCAGGATTAAATTATAGTGGGTATATAAATTTTGAATTAGAAGACTTTATAAATGGTGTAACATATGATTTTGTTCCAAAATACATTGAACAAGTTTCTGGTACGGGAACATTGTCATTAATAGGAAATAGATTATCTACTAGACCGTTCCAAATTTTTTAGATATATAGTAATAAATATTGAATATTATGAAGAGAGCACATGCAAAGTTGATAAAAGAAGCTGTTGAATCTATAGATTGGAAAAAGATTATGTATTTTCACAATGCTCTAAATATTCAATGGCAAATTGAAGAAGATGATGGTAATATTATTGAACGCGCTCCTTCTGAGGAAGAAGTAAGAGATGAATTACAACAACTTTTAAAATTTGCTGTAGAAAAAAATCTAAAAGTATTAGATTATGGAAATTGGATAGTGTATTGGTCTGATGGTGAAACTACGAAGTTAGATAATATTAAAGGTGCAGTAATTGAAATTATTTTTTCATTAGATTCATATTTTGTTAATACTGAAGACACAAAAGATACATTGGATGATCTAAATAAGAAAATGCGTATTGCGATAGAAGAAGAGGATTATGAATCTGCTGCATTACTTCGTGATAAAATAAAAAAAATTGTACACAATAAATAATGTCAGGACTAATAGAAAATTTTATAAGAAGGGTTGAAAAACAAGTTCAATCTAGATCGTCTGTCCCTGTATTTGGTACTAATCACGTAGATGATACATGGTTAGATACAGATATTTATCCTGGTGAATTATCGATTCAGTTATCTTTAGGATCTTTATATACCACAGATGGAAATCGCATCATTGAATTAAATAAAGAAGATGTTATTCTGTCTGGAATGGTTTTATCTAAACCAACTTCAGGTTTAAACAAAGTTGAAGTATCATCAGGTTCTATTCGAATAAAAGGAACAACATATTATCATGTTTCATCAAGTACTGATGTATTAATTCCAACTAACTCTAGTCTATTACATGAGTTAGTATTCATATACGCTAAAACTACATCAGGTGTTGCTCCAGGTTTTGGTGCAACATCTGGAAACTTGGCAATTGAACTTGGTTATACTGGCATCACAGGTTCACTTGATGACACAGGTTTGTTTGATAGCGTAATGACAGGTGAAGTAACACTTCCTGAAGATTCTATATTACTTGGTGTTGTATTAGTCCCACCAGGTGATAATGATATTTGGCCTGTTACTATAGCACATACTAATGATTATTATCCAATATTTTCTGTTACACCAACAGAAATGATTAGAACAAGTCTAAGTGATGTTCATTCTTATGATCAATATGATTTATTCTTTCCTGGACAGTTTATTATTGATAATACATCAAATACAATATATCTAAGTAAAAAGACATTTGTTGCCGATGATATAAGTACTGATTTATCAGCAGGTAATATCATTGAACTTGGTGGAGCTGGCGGTACTGGTTCCACAGCTACATATACTGCAACAAATTTAGGTACTAGTGTAGGTGTATATTATCAGACGGTAGGTTCTCAATTTCAATTTAGAACACTACGCGGAGCAACTGGAATTAATATAACAGGATCTACAACTACTGTTGAAATCTCATTAGATCCATCTTTTAGTTTAATCACTGGATTAACAAATGTTGGAGGAGGTGATTCTGAAGTATTAAGAGATGTTGTTGGAGGTACTGGATATTTCAGATCTTTAACTGGCGGAAGCAATGTTGATGTACGTACTTTAGGAAATGTTATAGAAATATCAGTTCCCGAAATTGGTTCAACAACACAAGGTATAAACTTATCTAGTGGATTTCCAGTTTACACTGGAATGTCAGGTGATGATTTGACATTTAATACAATTGGTACTACAGGTGGATTAACTGCAAGTGTAGTTAATGATATTTTAACAATAAACGCTTCATCATTTCCGCTTGGAGCTTCTAATCTAGGTGGGTTTGGTTTGTATGAAGGACTTACAAATCAATCACTAAAGTTTAAAGGACTTTCTGCAGGTTCGGGTATAGTAATAACAGCGTATAGTAATTTTTATGAAATATCTTCATCTATCACAGGTTCAACAGGAGGAGTTTCAAATGAAGGTATAAATATAGGAACTACAAGCCAGGGTATTATATATGCTGGAATGTCAGGTTCTGACTTAATGTTTAATGGAATTGTTGCAGGAGACAATATTATAGTTGATACTATTGCCAATAATATTGTAATAACATCTACCGCCGGTTTTCAAGGTCCACAGGGTTTTGGTTTTCAAGGTCCTCAGGGTCTTCAAGGTTTTCAAGGAGGTGGTGCAACTGGTACTCAAGGATCTCAAGGATCTCAAGGTCCACGAGGTATAGATGGTTTTCAAGGATTTCAGGGAGCTTCTTTAACAGGTCCACAGGGTTTACAAGGTCCTGCTGGAACACCGACTCCAATGAGATTAATAAATATTTATGACAATTATGGCGGTCAAACTATAATTCCTGGTGCTGAAGCATTATATAATTTTGGAGGTGTTGGAGGAACAGTTCCTACTATTAGAGTAACTGATCCCGAAGGATTATATACAGTTGTAAATGGAACAACTATTCAAATAAACGAGTCTGGAAAATATTTATTTACATATGTAATAACAGCAAATGTTGATTTTGATGCTATAGGTTGGTTTTATTTACAAAATATTACTACAAACACTCCAATAGATGGTTCAGATATTTATATGAATAGTAGAGGAGCTACATATCAATCTACAGTAACTGGTAGTGTTGCAGTAGATGTTATTGCAGGAACTCAATTTGCCATAAAAGGAGAAAATCAAGCCGGTAGTGAAGGGGATATAACTACAATAGCCGACGGTTCCAATTTGATAATCATGAAATTAGAAATTGGAATAGGACCACAGGGTCTTGATGGTTTTCAAGGTTTTCAAGGTCCTCACGGTTTTCAAGGTCCTCAAGGATTACAAGGATTTCAGGGGGCTGAAGGTTCTGATGGATCAGGTAACAGAAGAGTTGTTCCAGAAGGAGAAAGTTATACCGTAAATACACACTATCAAAATGTCATATATGGTAATATGACAATTGATGGAACTCTTGTTATTGATGAAGATGCAGTTGTAATTAATGGATCTGTACTAGTTGGACCTCAGGGTGCAATCGAAGGACCTGGAAATTTAGAACTTGTGTCATTGGCAACAATGTATGATCTAAATACAGCTATAGCTAGTATTAGTACAGGTCTTACTGGAGGTAGTGGAATAGTAAAAATAGGTAGTGCACTTAATCTTGGAGGATCACTTACTCAAAATACTGTAATTGGTGGAACAGGATATAGTATATCATTAGGAACTGGTACTAATTTATTGACAGTGGGAGCTACTAATAGTATAAGCACAGGTATTATTTCTTATGGTAGTGATTTAAGTTCTTCATATACACAACGATCTTTAGTAGATAAAGATTATGTTGATAATATTGCTACATCTGGAACTGTATATGAGTTTACTGCACATAATATGTCATCAGGTGTTGTAGCTACTAATGGACATTTATATCGTCATAGCTCAAGAACAGATAATAGTGATATTGATTCATGTACTACTGCAAATGCAACTTATGCAGATAGTATAATAATTCCATTTGTTGCTCCTGACAATTTTGACATTGTTAAATTGAATGTAACATGTAAAACAGCATGTGTATCTACAGCTACTGTAGGAGCCACTGCGGATATGAGATTTGCTATATATAGCATGACGGGAGGAGGACGAACTCTATTAAGTAATATAGATATAGAAATGGGACCTACTAGTGATATAGGGATATATAATAATCTTGGAGGTGTTAATCTAGTTCAAGGAGAATTGGAATTATCATCTGGTTCATTATCGTTAACAAGTGGTGATTTATTTGGTATAGAATTTGTAAGTAGAGGTGCAACGAATACCGAGATTGCAGGTTTTGCTAAAATGATTTTAGTAATGAAAGGACAAAAAAACAGTATAAATATAAATGAAGCATTACATTAAAAACATAGGGTCTGGGACTCTAACATATGCAAATAACATCACAAATGGAGAATCATATGAATTTTTCGATGATGTTACTAACGAGTTTGGTGTAAATATCTCAGCATTTGCAGCATCATTTTATTCAGAAGATGGTATAGGAAAAGATATTTATCTTAGTAATGTTGAGTATTATCAAGATACTACTCTTACAGCTTTTTCTGAATTTTATGATTTTTGGCCACATTTACAAAGTGCATTATCAGAAAGAGCAAATTTTGATACTGATAATAATTATACATTCTTAGATTTTAATAAATTAGATGATATAGAAAACGGTGCAGAAATGAATAATATTTCTGACATGGATGCATATACTCTTATCGGGGCTACTGGAGCAACTGGTGATATTGATTCACTTCATACACATGCATATGATAGAGCTAGAGCTAATCATATAGGAACACAACTATACACAACTATTAGTGATTTTGATGCGGGTGTAACTGCAAATGCAGATGTAATATTAAATACTGCACATAGAGGTACAACATCTGGAAATCCACATCAAGTTACAAAAACTGATGTAGGACTATCCAATGTTCCAAATATTGACACAACAAATGCAAGTAATATAACATCTGGTACATTACCAAGTTCGGTTATTCCACCAGCAGCAAATATAACTGATTTAACAGACGCAATCGACGAAAACGAAAATGTAGCAGCAAATACCGCTTACCGCAATGTAGGTCATATTCCTATTGCCGAAAAGGGAATGGCGTTTGGGGTGGCGGAGTTGGATGGGGATGGTAAGTTACTCGTTCAGCATCTACCTTCATACGTTGATGATGTTATAGAAGGTTATCTTGACCCCGATGATGTAAGTATGTTTTTTGACGATGCAGCATTAACAATTCTTATTGTTCCTGCCGCAGGAAAGATATATATCGACTTAACTGACGATATGAATATAACATATCGCTGGAGCGGTTCTGTATATGTAGAAATATCCTCAACTCTAGCATTAGGTACTACATCGGGTACTGCATCCCGTGGTGACCACGGGCTCATCGCTTATACTCATGCTACAGGCAACGGCTCAGATCATACTCTTGTTGCAGATCATGAAACGAAGATAAACAATGCCGTGTACATGTGGGTTGACGAACCTGACGCAACCGCAATGGGGCAGGCTGCCGTATTGGCTCAAACATTGAAGTTTATTTCAGACCAAGGAGGAAAAGAGGTGTATCTTAAAGATGCTGTAGATGCTTTGATTACATCTGTTAATGCTTCTATTAGTGCTATTAATAGCAATACAATTATAACCGATTGGATTACTGTTAGTGCAGATACTACATATCCTGATATGTCACCAGCAGGTTATAGGATAGTCGGTGTTATATTTGAGCCTTTGAATAACAACGCTTTTGATTATATTGAGTTTAGATCAGAAGATCAAATAGGTCAGCTTGTGCCTTTCTTAGGTTTTGATTATTTGAGTAATGCCGAGTTGTATCATGCAACTGCAGAGTCGGGAGGCATCTGTAATTCACAAGCTGTATTTATGTCAATAATGTCGTCAGAGCCTTTGATCTATGGTACTGCGGCTGATTTCAAGGTGACATCCGGAAATTGGAATGGTGTAAGTATTAGGTTTAAAGTTACTTATAAAAAGTTATAAGATATGGCAGATAATTTATTACGAAACAATGACACGCTTATACGCGGTGCTACTAAGCGTATTGTGAATCAAGTTAATCCTCCATTTCGGAATTTAATGTGGTGGAACAAGTCTCAGGATGAAAATGGCAATTGGGTTAATGGTGTTAAGGGGGTGCCTGTATTAACTTTAAATGGGATTGATAATTTTATATCAACACCGTTTAAAGTTAAC